TTAATCAATGCCCAAATAGGCTTTGGCGTTTCCAGACATGATCAACTCGGGCGCGTCTGAGATGCACAGCTCAGGGTTTTGGAAGTCCGGGTCTTCGAAAAACTCCAGAAACACATTGAGGAAAGACCGCGTCTCGCCGATCATCTGCGGCATGGACCAATCCGTTCCAAAGATAAGTTTCGTTTTGATCGCATGACCACCATCCAAAGCTGGATCTTCTTGCTTCAAGACAGATCTCAACCGTTTAAGGATCTTATCACGCCCTGACGATTTCAGCAGCGGGATCAGGTAACCAAGCCCCATATAGACATTCCGGTAGGTCTTGCACATGAGCAGGCCGCGATAAGCCATTGTCTTTGGCCAATCTTCTTCTTCGGCCAACCAACCTCCGAAATCCACATTTGTCGCTCCGCCACCGTGGCCAAGGCACAGGCGCAGGTCTGTCGCTGCATACTCCTCCATCGCCGAAGCCCAGAAAGCAGGGTGACAGTTCACGCCAAAGCCCTCTCTGGCTTCAAAGCCTAGTGGTGTGCAATGGGTGAAGAGGCCGAGGTCATTTTCGGAAAAATACCTGATGATATCGGCCATAGCGCGTTCGGTTTCTGGTTCATTTTTGACCTTAATCTGCTTTACGTATTCGCGATACTCAGGCGCTGGTGACAGTTCTATTGGGGCAAAGATTGGGTCTTCGGAATCGTGCAAGTGGCTGATCGGTCGAAATCCCATTGGTGGGTAGATCTTGAAATGTGTGACACCAAGATTCTGCGCGTGGCGCACGTTGGTTTTCCAGCCATGACCACGAAACGGGTCCACCGTTCCAAATGGGATAATCACCCCATCCATCTCTTTCGAAAGGGACACGGTGCGGGCAACCTGAGTGCTGGCGCTGAAATAGGGCTTTTTTGGGCTCCCATCTATGACGCGCTCATAAGCGCGCCGCATATCAGGCAGAAGTGAAATCAAATGCTCAGGATCATATCCGTCCGCCGGTTTATTCCGCGCGTAGTCGCGTTGCAGAGCCCGATACCTGTTGCGTTCTGACAGAAACATACTGAGGAAGAAGATCAGCATTTTAAGGAGCGTTCCGGCCTGCTGCGCTGGAAAGGCCTTGTTGCCAAACCCATCGAGATCCGCATCCGCGCTATGGGGGTCATGACCATGATCGTGGCCCTCAAAGTAGCCATTCCCCTCGGCATGATGCGCCGCGTCCAAAAACGCAGGCATTAATATCTCATCCAATTGCTCCAGAAGTTCAGATGGCTCATCTGACGCATTCTCTGGCTCGAAACTTTTCTGAATCAACAGGTTGGATGAGAGAGTGAAGGTGTTCTTCTCATTGACGTATTGGCCGTAGAGATCCTCAAGAGCCAGCATCATGTCTTGCAGATTTTCCTCATGGCTTTGATCGTCAAGGCTGCTTTTCGCAGACTTGCGCATCGCCTTTTCAAGACGCTTTAAGATTGTCCGATGAATGCGCCCGACCGATCCTTCCTCGAGGGCGGCAATGACGTCGTCCTGATTGTCATCACTTTGCGGGCCGTACTCAAAGCGGCTCTTTCCAACCAATGGCACAAGGAGCACCGTGAGGGCGCGCGCCGTAATACGAGGCACGCCCCACGATCGCAGTATCCCGTGCAATGGCAGATATCGACCATTGAACAGATGTGTATGGATGTCGATGAAAGGAATTTGTCGGGTCATGAGTTCCCCCAGAAAACTAAAAATCCATAAATGCGGCTCGCACCGAGCCAAACGATTTGGGTCGCACCCCAAGCCTATGACGGTTCCAACTCACATGCCAAGTTTTACATCTATCCTGTCCGTGCAGCGCGTTTCCGCTTCGGCAACCGCCTCATCTTTCAGTCCATCGAAAACGGCTTTCAATGGCCTCGGCAATTGGGCTGAGCGCCGAAATATTGAGCAACTGTTATAAACCCACAGCCCAGAGCAACGCGCAAAAGAGCGACGCGAGTGAAAAAACACCAAAAGAGGCCGGGTGAGATACACGACATAACGAAAAACCGCCGATCTTTCGACCGGCGGTTTTCTCAAGCGAAAGCAATGCTTTGCGATGGTACCCAAGGCCGGACTCGAACCGGCACGCTGTCACCAGCGGGGGATTTTGAATATGTAGAAATCTGTTTGCTTTCAAAGCGCTGGTGACACGAGAAAACGTACCCGGGCCTCAAGTCGAGCGCCCGGGTACATTTATTGAGGTCCAGCCTTATCGATCAAATTCGCGATGCTATTCAACTTGTCGGCGTTGCATCGAGAGGTGTGCTTCCAGCCAAGAGCCTGCTCTGCAAATCCGCCTTCAGTGGCCGGCCCCTTCACCGGCTCCGGGCAGGGGGTGGTCAGGGGCTCAGGGATATCGCGCTCGACATAGACGGGCTCACGCGGTTCACATGCGGTCATAAGCATCGCGCAGAAAATCAGACAGCGGCGCATCGTACCCCTCCTTACTGCGAAGGTCGCGCAGGGTCGCATCAAGATCCCGGCGTTCATCTTCCATTCGGTTCAGGTGGGCGTCTAGGACACGGGCGGCATCCTCGGCATTCTGTGCCTGCCTCTCGGCTACTGCCTGCGCGCGTTCAGCGGCCCCCAGATCCTCGCGCAGCTTCCCGTTCCGCCAAAGCAGAAAGCCCGCCACCCCCATACAGAGGATGACGAGGCACAGAGCGCCGATTGTGAGGTATCGGCTCACAGGAATGCATCCTTGGCGGCCAGGAGTATCGCACGGGCCAGAGCGCGCTTTTCATGCGGCTCGTCGGTTGCCTGCTGCCCACGTGGAGAAGACCCAAAGAACGGCTCGATCAAGATGGCCGGCGCCTGCCCGCTCATAAGGCTTTCAGACCCTCGCCCGCTACGCCGGATCTTCACGCCGCGATCCCGCAGGTCCAGTGCTTCAATCAGCCGCTCCTGCATCGCTTCGGCAAAGGCCAGAGACTTGCGAGAGCCAGAGGACAGAACCTCGGTGCCAGTGGCAGTTCGGCTGGTGTGACTGTTGAAGTGGAGCTCACAGGAGGCATCCGCATCCCAGAAATCCACCTGATCATAGACGCGGCCGATCTCCTCTGTGTACGAGCGTGCCGGCTGGCGCTTGAACACCTTCACCTGTATCTCGCGAAAGGCTTGCGCCTCATCTTCGATCATGCGCGCGAGGTCAGAGTTCCATGCATATTCGGTTTCGCCCGTATCGGGACGCACCGCGCCTTGAGCCACATGGTTATGGCCGACAACGATTGCCAGTTTCATTGGTCACCGCCTTGTGTTGGGGGGAAAATCTTGTCGACGATCCTGCCGCCGATTGTGCCGCTGCGCTCCTGCACGCCATCCATGATCTGAACGAAGATATTCACCATCCAGCTAGACGCGCCGCCCGCACCGGCCATGATCAGCTGCGGGGCCCAACCCCAGTGGTCGAACTGATCCGTGACGATGACAGCGATCACAGCGGCAAGGGCTGCCGTGCTCATGATCCCAAGGAGCTTGCGATTGCTCTTGCGGTGGCGGGCCACCATGCTCCCGGCCGCCAGTGCGAGAAACAACCCACCGAAGAACTCATGCGGGGCCAAGGATATCCCTAGGCCCGCAAGCAAGAGGGTGAGGAAGTCGCGGGATAGCTCTGCTGCTTGCTGTCTCATCTACAGTACATACTCCCAGCGCAACGAGTTTCTGGTTGTAGAGGCTTGGATGCTTCCGTCAGCAACCTCGAAATAGACCCCAACGCCTGCCTCAAGGTAATAGGTCGCACTCCCCTCACACACATTGAGCGAGTCTGCTGGAAGGTTCTGCCACACAATAAATTGGTTCGATGCATCCCCGTAGGGGCTTGAGTAACCAGACCCACCGCTGGCGAAGTGCAAACGCAGACTGCGTGCTGTGCCATCACTGGTGAAATACGCGCGTGTCGTTGCCTTGAAGTGCCCACTCTTGCGCGGCGTGAAAATACCGGTCGCGGGATCATAGTCGCCGGGCATTGTATCGACCCGACGATCCCCCGGATTGAACGCATTGCCCTCTGCTATTGCCCCTGTGCCGGTGTATTCGAGGACCGACTTGTAAGCATCCGGGCTTTCTGTCGGAGATAAGTCAGCCGCCGGAGCGCCACCGATCCACCGCGTAACGTCCACTTTCATTTCGAGAGTTTCAGCCATGGGCTGTGCCGGGTTCTCCAACCGGCGCGACTGCGAGTAGTAGATGCATACGTGATCGCCCATCGGTGTGATGGTTCCGACACCTACGGGGGAGGCCTCGGTTTCCCCAAGGCCGCTTGCATGGTTCCACTCTTGTGCCTCGTCCACCTTGACGAAATTCATCGCCGCAGCGCCCGTGGTCACAAGGTCTTCGATCCGAGCATAGCAGAGGTACACGTTCACATTACGAAACCCGCCCTTGCCTTGTTTGGTGCTGTCACCACGCCCGCCGGTACAGGTACCGAAAATGTAGTCACCAATTTGACAGATCGGCATCGGCGAGCGCGTAACGAAATCAGCACTACCAGTCGTCACCGTCCCGGCAGTAGCCCATTCGTCGTCCGAAACGATCAACTGCCATCCATCGTTTTTGTCCTGAATGCGAGTTGTGACGATATGATACCCGTCATATGTGCCGCCCTCGACAATGACCAAAGAAGGCTCGGTAGTGTCGACGTTTACGCCAGTGATCTCTGTGACTTGCGTTACCTGTGCTTCGTTTGCACCTCGCCGCAGAGTGTTCAGAGCGGCCACACCAATCGCATTGTTGCCTCCATCGGACTGACCTGACCAAGTGATCCACGCACGGCCAGCGTTGTTGGTTGACGGCTTTTCAACTGTGATTCCGTGGATCATGGTAGGGTCGTTGGAAAGAACGTCGCCCCCATCATGGGCTGCAAGCGCATCACCTAGTGACAAGCCGCCGACGAAAGTAATCTCTCCGGCTTCTTGTTTTCTGATCCGCAGCCGGATCGTGCCGCCAGCGTTGTTTACTGTGGACGTTGCCGCTGCGTCTGCCCCGAGGATGATGTTCGTACCGTTCACAGCGGTCACTGTGCGGAAGCCGTTGATGTCCCCGGCAGTCAATCCGCCAAATCCCGTAGCGTCTGAAATCTGCACTACGTCACCCTCGCGGATGTAGACACTGAGGTCTGCGCGGTCGATGTACAGATTTGCCAACCCACTCTGTGTACTGAGAACGTCTGTTGCGTCTGCCCATCCGCCCATAGACTGCCCGAAGAGGTGATGCGTGTCATCCGAACTACCACCGGAATTCTCAGCACGCACAGCAGCGTAGAGGACACCCCCCGCGGTCGTTTCGTCCCCCTCAAAGGCGAGCCCGGTTATGTACCATCCGAGCGCCGAAGAAAGATCGCCCGGCCCCCAGAGGTAGTCTAAGCTCCAGTGATCGCCGTCGCTGTGGGCGATTGCAGATTGATAATTGTACGAAGAGCCGTGATTTTCCGCGACAGTGAACGCCACGAACTTCTCACGACCCACACCCGGCGATCCGTTGTTCTGCGCCCATGAGCAGTAGGCGAGAGGCGCGGCCAAGACGCTCTTTGCAGTCCGTAGAGTGGAGGCCGCAGGATATAGGACAGGCTGCCCGCCCGCATCCTCTATCGACCAGAAACCATTTTCTGCGCCGGGTAGGTCTGGGACATGCGTTACCGGCCACGCAAGCCCCATAAGATCCACCTTGCGGCCCCCGAGGTATTGCTCCATCACGCCGAACCACGGATCGTTTGAAGCACCGGAAAATCCGGGTTCTGCGCCCCAGCCGTAAGGCGTTATCAAGTGATACTCGAACTGCCCCCCAAACGCCCGGCTGCGCAGCCCCAATTCGTCCCACTCGACGCCGTCATATCCTCCGCCTTGATTTGGCGGCATGTAGGACAAGACGCCCTTCCATGGGTAATTCCCTCCTGGAATGTCCGCGTCATCGGTTGCGACCGCACGGATTAAATTTCGAGTGCGGATGTTGATGCCATCCGTAGTCCGCACTCGAACATAGCCGAGGGTATCTCCCGTAGTCGGGTCTAACCGGGAAAGTACTGGGCCCAGCCCCCCATCAAAGACGATTTCTCCTGTTACTGTATCGCCGGACTTGCTGACCTTATTCGCGAGTGACGCAACCGCATCATTTTTCGCTTGCTCGGCATCTGTGGCGGATTGATCAGCGTCTGAGGCATGAGACCCTGCAGTTTCGGCACTTACGGCTGCATCTTCGGAACTGCTTTCAGCGGCCTCCGCGCTAGTGCTTGCCGCCTCTGCATACTCCTGCGCAGAGGCGATCTCGTCAGCTGTCGGTCCCATTTCTACGCCATCACCAGCACCGTTGGTGATGATCGATTTGCCTGCCTCCAACCTTACCGGATCCACCGGCTGAAAGAAGCGAAGGCTGCGGCGGTTGTTGCGGTACTGTTCAGACAAAGAAGACCAGATACGTCCAAACTCAATGTTGAGTTTTTGAACCAGACCACCACTGTTCAAATAGTTTTGGCTGCGATGAGGAAAGAGCTCACCGTTGATGACAATCACATCTCCTGGATCAAGATCAGCGTCGAAAGTGATCGCCGCGTCATCTGTGTAGCCGTCAACGAATGTCGCGTTTAGCGTCCAATCAGTCCGCGCAACGTAGTTAACGAAAACATCCAGCTTGTCCGTATCGAACAGGCGGAAATCGAGATCAAACGGACCCGCAGTCGCAGAGGCCAGTGTGATGAGCGTGGAACGATCTGATTTTGCAACGGTAGCCATGCGTGAGACTTTGCCCACGCATTCAATCCACCAAATGCACTAGGCGAAGCGCATAGCCGTCACTCTGACACCATACGTAGCGCCTGCGACAAGCGAACCAGTGGAATTGTAGAAGCGGAAAGACACAGTATCGGCCGCGGAGATCCATGCCTGACAGAAAATGCCGTCTGGCAAGATACCATTCATGGCCCATGCCAATTGGTCAGTGGTGAGTGCGCCAGTAAGCGTAACCGTCTGCGTTTCACCGGTTTCTGACATGAGGTCACCGACAGTTACGATGGACGCCAAGTGCAGAACCTTTGTCAGGGTTGCACCATCCGTGAAGCCGATACTCGCGTTCTGAGTGGTAAGATTTGCAATCTCAGAGGTGCCGAAGTTATGGTTTCCACCATTGCGCGCGACACCTTCCAGTAGCTTTTGGCGGGTGACTTTCTTGGAATTACCCGCACCAACGGAAACGTCATAGACGACAAGCTCGTCATCCTCGGCAATGCTCGTCAGTTCTACAAGTTCTGTGATCTCAGCCATGACACCCTCTTTCGTCGCCGTGACGATGTGGCATCAAGGCTGGCAAACCAATGCACTTCAGAGACCAAGTGCTGCCGGCAGGTCTGGAGCGCGGTCAGGTGTTGGACTTCCCGGCATCCACCATGAAGCGTTTCCATCCCTATTTTCACGAGCTTGCGCGCGTTTCTTGATCGCCGCACCGGCCTCAGGGTCCAAGATCATCTGCATCTGATCCCACAACAAGCGGTCCATCGCAGGACCAATGAACGGTGTTTGACCCATGGGTGTGTAGCGGCGCCCCGCATCCGTCAGCTCTTTAGCGAATTTTGTGTCCTGGCCAGTGGCGAATTCCCAAGCATTCTTAACAGTGAGGTTCCATGCATCCCCGAGCGCTTGAGGAACAGGACCGGCAACATATGCTGGGAAGCCCCCTCCCCAAGAGGATTGGCCGGTGGCCACGATATCGCCAACGATGCCAAACCCTCCGCCTTTGAGCGTGGCGCGCCCCCAGAACGCTGGATCAGTCATATCCAGAGGATCATTGCCCTTGATGATTTCGCCAAGCTGTAGGGCGATACCGCCCATGAATGTAGCGCCGGCTGCTAGGTTCATTGCATAGCCGATTTTGCCCTGTAGTGTGGGCTGCGCTGCGATGCGCCGGTATTGGTTGACGGTGAAAGTCATCGCGAAGCTCTTAAACATCAGGCCAGATTTCAGAACCTCGTATGGAAGCGTTCCAGGAGGCATATCAAAGGCAGCGGGATCAATGGCACCCCGCGCCAAAAGGCTCTGTGTCGGAACTGCAAACTCAGTCTGTTCCTCGATCATGCCCTGAACTTTGAAAAAGATCTCATCGGCGCGGTCACGCGGCAGGTCCGTGGCTTCCCGCCAGTACAGAGGATCTACAAAGGTTGCACCGTTTCCGGCTGTGAACATGGCTTCCGCAGAGGTGAGAGCCGCCCATTCGTCTTCAGTCAACCCAGACTTGCGCAGAAACTCTCCAATCGGGTGATCAATTTCCGATAGCCGGCGCCCAGCCTGTTCCGCCATGACACCACCCATTTCCCACTGGAATGCCATGCGTGCTGCGTCAGTCCATCCCGATAGCCCTTGGATGCGCATCGAAGCGCTGGAAAGGCGCTCTGCTATCTCAGAGGGCGGAACCTCGCTCTGGAAGCGCGCGAGGGCAATGCCTGGGTCAGCCAGCGTGTCGGCCACCCAATGCGCCCGCAACGCCTCGCCCCGGGTCAGATCATTGGCCATGATTTCGACGTGCCGGCTCATGACATTGGAAGGGTTCATACCGACAGCTTGCGCCGCAAGTCGCATGGTATTGAGATCCGACACAGAGCTGATGATTGCCCGATCGAGGAACGCTGAGGTCATGATATGCCGGGCCGAACTCATGAACGTGGACACATAGTCCTGAAACAGCGTTTCTGGCTGGCCAGAGCCGTTTTCCACGGCGAACATCCGGCGCGCGTGACTTCCATTGCCTTCCACCTTCGAGGGATCCAAGCCCTCGCGGCGCGCGCGCTGCATCGCGAGTTGCTGCTGATACTCGACACCAAGCCCCGGATTTGGACCAAACTCACGCATAGCCACAATATCGCGGGCCATCTTGTGGACGTGCCCCATCAGGCTTTTGAACGGATCCCCCGCACCATAGGATTTGTTGTAACCAATCCAATCGTCAGAACTTTTGAAGTGCAGGGTTCTGCTTTCAGCGCGGCGGCGATACAACGCTGCACCCTTGGGCCGCCCATAGACCACCTCTCGGCTTTCCTTGCCATAGGCGATGTTATCGTAAATCTCGCGCAGGAATTGGCGCTGTGTTGCTACGTCAGGCGCAGCACCGCCTTCTTCCTGAAATGGGCGACCGGTCAAGTGATCTTCAATCCGCGTCCAGTCGATCCCACGGTGAATGTCATCAAACCAACGGTCAAACCCGGCCTGCGTCACCGCGCGGCGATTATGGCTGTGCGGGATACCGTAGTTATCAAGTTTGCCGATAATACCACCTGCCTCGTTGAACATCAGGCGCATGTCTTCGAGCGCTCCACGCACGCCCTCGGCTAAGGCGGCCGCAGCTGCATCCCCTGTACTTTCGCCATGCAACTCCGCAACCATGTTTCGCATCTGTGCTGGCTTGGTCACGTTCCCCAATAGGTCGCGGTGATGCTCACGGAGAAAATCGGCAAGTCGACCATTAAAGCGCCGAACAAGCCCTCGCGCATGATAATCCAGCTTCTCAACCGTACCTGTCTGGTGCTTGGCCAGATCCGGGGCGTTCTGAACACCCTCCTGCAGCTTGCGCATGTTGCCGATCCGGGCAAGGAAAACATGCCTGTTTTCCCCGGCTTCGCGACGGAACGCTTCTTTGACGTCATCAGCGGCCATGGCTTCAGCATTGTTGCGGCTGTGTCCTTGCCGCTCATACCGATCCCGCAGATCCTGCCACATGCGCTGTGCGCGCTGCCCTCGCTCCCGATCAGCGCTGCCTTCGTCCATGGCGTCATTAACACAATCAAAGAAACTCATGCGTCACCCCCTGGTGCTGCGCCGCAAAGATTGATGCGGCTGCTGAATTGATCTCCCTCATCAAGATAGTCGAGCAAGTCTTGATCCGTGCTCAGCACGCGACCGTCATCCGTCACAATCTCAATGGCTGACGGGCCGTTTGCTTCAATGTCATCACGAATGGAGGAGGTAACCGCGTCCTGATGGGCCCGAGCTGCAGGGCTGGCAGGATCATCGAACATGTCAGTTTGCGCGCGCGCACCGGTATCGAAAAGACCGATATCAGCTGGTGCATCCCCGCCTTGCAGTCTTGCGCCCTGCTGAACCTCTAGGCGCTGCCTCTGGCTTACTGGCTCGATGCCGGGGGCGATGATTTGTTCGCCCGCTTCTGTTTGTTCTGTTCGAGTTGCTGGAGGATCCGCTGCCCCTTCTCGGCCCGCGCCTTCTGGGCCGGGGTCGCCTCTGGATCGTCCATCACGGTTTGAGCCTTGTCCATCATCGCGCGCCGACGCGGGCGCATCTGGGAATGGGATTTCATTAAAGGCATCCTCAGGTTGGGGAGAGGTGGAAAGATCGATTTCCCTCTCAGCGATGCGTTCTATCAGATATTCAGCCTCACCGCCACGAGTTTGCAACTCTTCAAGGATCTCAGCACGTTCTACCTCAGTGAGAAAAGCCAAGCCCTCACGGTCCAGATATTCATCCAAGCCGCGGGCGATCTCATCGCCAGCATTGGGCCCATGTAGAAACTCAAACTCATTGAGATCAACAAAGAAGCCGCCATCTTCGGCTTGCCCAGACACAAAGTCTTCTGAGGGGCTCGTTTCTCTTTCCCGTAAGAAATTCTCTAGCTCTTGTTCACGCGCCAGCACATCAGCGCGGGATTGCAGCCACCCGCTATCACGGTCTAGGTCTCGCGCCAGAACGTCAAGGAAACCATCGCGATCCAGATAGTCACTTCCGCGAACAGTCCCGGTGGCATCTGTGATCCCTGGAAACTCCGCCTCCAGTTCGGTTGCGCTGAGATTGTCGAAATCCTTGCGGCCAGAACGCGAGAACAGCCCCGGCATGGTCTGAGGGGTCACCCCCCGAGCGCGCAACTCTTCTGCTGCCATGCCCTCAGGATGTATCTGGAGGTTCTCACCTCCATTGCGCGCACTATCGCGGAGGTATTGAGCCAGTGGACGTGCTGCGGTTCGGTCTGCTTCGCGCGCGTCCTCCACCGCTGCTTCAAGCTGTGATATAAAATCGGCCTCTGAAAGCTCCTGCACCTCCACCTCAGGTGCCAATGCTTGGCCTGGCTCTGCGACGGGCGGTTCCTCAGGGACAAGACGCGGTCGATCAGGATTGATTGGGTTTTCCAGCACATAGACACCGCGCGGCGTGGCATCCTGAAGTTCTCTGATCTGGTCAAACGGGCGCGTGGTGTCGCTGGTGAGAATGTCCTCAACCTCATCCACCGCCGCCTGTGACATAGTGGGATCATATCCGGGAATCTGAGGTGTTTGATTGCGTGACCGGAAATATGTGAAGCCACGAGACCCAGCTTCAAGAGCACCACCAAGGATACCGCCTGCCGCCGCTGCCATGCTGAGTTGGGTAACAACGTCAGGATCAGGAATCTCCAAACGCTCTGCCATTTCAAATTGGGACGGTAAAAACGCGGCCTCAGCCGTGGCATTTATCATCGCTTCGCGCCCCATGACGCGCAGGATTGAACCACCACCACCCCCGGCGGCGAGAAACGGTAGGTTCTTCACGTCTGCTGTGATCCCGATCATGCCGCCAATAAATCGCGCTAGGCCTTGCCCGCTTGGCATCATTTCAAGGATGGCTTGCGCGTCTTCATATTCAGACTGCAGACGCTCATTGGTGGCCTTCTCTATCGCCTCATCAGAAACATCCAAGTCTGACCACTCGTCAGGATTATCTGTGGCGGCCTCGCCAGCGAGTTCAAAAACGACCGCTTCCATACGCTCATCCATATTGGGCGGGCGACGATCCATCATGACTGTGAACGCATCGATCGCGCTGTCCGATAGGCCGCGTTGTTGCGCACGCTCCCGAATGGCATCCGCACCAAGCCGCGATGCTGCGTCCCAGCCACGAGAGGCCCGCTCCTGAACGCTGGTACGCCTCGCCACAAAGTTCGCATCATTCTCAAGGCTGGAAACGGTAATGGCGGCCCCAAGGCCGCCTCCAAATCCCTCTGCAAGGGATACATCTGGGTTGCGCGCCTTGATCTTCGGCGGGGCGCTAGGCTCTTGGATGAAAAAGGTCACTCAGAAGCCTCCATCAGTTTCGATAGATCGAAAACCAGAACGTCACCGTTTCCATCCTCGACGTCCCACTTGCTGGTGCCGTTGGTGAGTTCCAGGCGGTACATGTTCCCGCCGATCGACACGGGGCGAACCATGTCATTGTTCACATACCGCGCGGGAATCGGCTGGCCATTGATAGAAGGAACGCCATCTACGCCGATTGAGCCCCAGAGATCCGAGCCCCCTGCAGCAGGACCATTGCCAAGGATCTCTTGCCCGATATTGGTCAATCCTTGAGCGATACGACCGGGAATATCTCGCACTCTCTCTGGGCTGGCGCCTAGTGCTCCCCGAAGAACCACATCCACGCGATTTCCGGGCACGCCAACCGGCAGAAGCGTCTGATGCCCCATGATCTCCTGAACGCCGCCTGTGAGTTCTCCTCTCTTATTTTTTGCCTGCCCAAGGACCGTCTGAACCGATTGCTTCATGAGGTCGGTTGCTGCCTCCGATGTGGGATCAATGCCCTGCGCTTCTGATGCATAGAGCGCTTTCGCAGCCTCCATGACTTCAGCTTGGGCATCGAGAGCTCCGGGGATGCCCTGAAACGCTACGGCGACTTGTCCGTCAAAAGCTGAAATGCGGTCAGATTTCGGCGGTAGCTGGACCATGTTTTCCGAAATCATTTGTTGGCCGCGCAATATCGCTGCCGCTACTTCAGGTCGCCCGCCCAAGGCCTGCATTTTCCCTGCGAACATTGTTACCCGGTCGCCGCCAATCTCATCGAATACCCTGACGGCATCGGCACCGAACCCCTGCACTATGGCACCTGACATAGCCGATCGAATGGCGGGATCTGTTCCCTTGCTCATAAGGACGCCGAGTTCTTCTGCCTCTTTCTCACTGAGGAAGGCCTTGGTGTCAGTGTATCCTGCCGCGCGCAGCCCGTTCATGTATTCGCGCCGGGCGGCAAGAGCCTCCACAAACTTCGAAGGGTCATCTGCTGTCAGATCCGGGAGCGTCGGCGGCGGTGTGTCCAAAACCTCGCCGGCACGTTTGACCGGATCATCTTGCCATGCCTTGCGGTTTTCCTTCGCCATTTTAGTTGCAGCGTTCGCAACGTCGATTTGCCATTCTTCACTGACTTCGCCTGCTTTTAGATTCGCCACTTCCTGTGCTTGCTGATCAGGCGTCATCTTCATGAAACCTGGAGTATTGTCCCGCAGCGCCACAAAGGCCGCCGCTTCGCGTGCCTTCTCCGGATGCATGGCCACCGCAGCTGGGTTTTGCAGTAACTCCTCTCCCTCGGCCTGACGGCCCGCTTTGGCAGCATCAGTGATGAGGTCGAAGGTATCTTTGTACTGGCTAGATAGCTCTTTACTCCGCGTGGTGAGGATCTTCTGAGCGGCATCCTCAGCATCGAGAAAGATATTGGCGGACTGTTCAGGCGTCCAAGCCACCCCCGGAAGGGCCTCGCGGGCCTGCAGGATGTTATCGAGCTTGTTCCGTGCCGCTGCGATTTCCTCTGGATCACCAGACGCGAGCGCTTCGGAGTATTCACCAGACCAACGGTCGACCAGTGCGCGAGAGGAATTATTGGCTCGTGCGCGTGTATCTCTGTGCTGGGCATCTTTGATACCTAAGCGAGTGCGATGTGCCTCAGTGCTGAGTGTCTGCCCAAGGTCTCCCCGGATTTCCTCCGGGGCCTGCTCAATAATTTGGTCGATGTAGGATTCAGCCGCTTGGGTGTAGCCATCAGCATCCAACTCATATCGGTTGGCGATATCTTGCAGATCAACGGACGCTTGGTTCAGCATTTCAGCTTGGAGCGCCACGCGCGCGGCCTGATCGTGTGCCTGAAGGATTGGACCTGCATAGGGCGAGTATTTGCGCGTGGTCATAGCTCCGGACGGCTCACGCACCAGAACGGATTGATCTCTGACAGGATAACGGCCGGGATCACGTGGCCCTTTGTATCCCTCCCAAGCGCCAGTGCCTTGTTTCCTGTAGATCCATTGGCCGATCTTCTCCTGAAGATCTTCACTCATGCGCTCATTGCCAGTGAGGCCGAGAGCCTTCTTTGCCGCCCTGAGTGTGGTCCCGACAACCTGATACGCCCCCATAGGCGTTGCTACCCGTCCCACTTTTCCTTTTACCCACTGGCCATACTCGCCACTCGGATTAGAAAACTGAAGCGCTTGATCTACGGTCATGTTGGTGAGTTTGACGCCCGAGAACTTACCACCTTCCCGGTTCGAGTATCCAAATAGAGCATCATAATCGCCGCCGCTCTCACCTGCGAAGATACCGGCACGGATAGGAGCCCACTCTGCTGATACCTCTGTTGGACCCGCAGTGGCTGGCAAATCCATGCCGCCAACCATGTTGCGCCCCTGTTGGCGACCCCACTCCAAGCCCTCTTGAGTGAGCTTTTCCTTGGCTACAGGAGCCACGCGATCATACAGAGTGTTAAGCCCCTGCGCTATAACGCGGAAAGTCGCGCCTCCATCTGGCGCGACCTGTCGAAAGTTCGATACGGGGTTACTGCGGACGATCTTCTTGATTTGGGCCATTACCCGCTCCTCTTGTAATCGTAGAGGTCAAACAGTGATGGCGCGGCATTAATCACCCCGCCAAACAGTGAGGCCCGCGCGGCTGATCCCGCGTTTCGCCCTTGCATTCGCCAATCAGCGGCCTCGGAGTTTCGATTTCCGACCTGTATCCGGCGCTCGCGATCGCGAACCCGGCGCAATTCCTGAATAACTTCGAGCGTTCCGACCCCTGGCCTCTGTCCATTTCCGGCAAAGGCGTTGCGAACAGAACCGAGTTCACTTTCCAGTTCTTCCCGGCCAACCGTATCGGTTTGCATTGCTCGGGTGCGCCCAACGTATGAGTTGATACCTGCGCGCTCTTGCTCTCCCTTCGCCTGCTGATAGCCTGCGATGCCCTGTGCGCCGGCCGACGCGGCGCTGAGTGCCAGTGATGTTGTGACTGGATCCATTACGCCTGTACCCTTTGCCCTGTTGCGAGAACCCGGAATGGACCGGGCCTGCGTTTCGCCACCTTCAAAATCGGGTGGTTTCTGTTACCAAACACCGAGAAATGTCTGACCTCTGTGCGCGGAGGAGGCGGAACATCCAAATCGTCTCCGATGTGATAGGCACCGACTGTCTGAACCTTGCCGTTGCAGGTGACCTCGTAGGAGAGCGTGTTCTGCACCGAGACGATCAGCTGAAGCACACGCGCTGTCAGCGTGCCGATACGTGAGCTTTCGATGACCTCGACCGGCCATAGCTCCATTTCAGCTTCAAAGTTGAACCCGATTTGCCGCGGGCCAGTGACGGCTGATCCAGGATCAACAGTCCCGTCATCGGCAACGACCAGATCTCCGAAATCCCAACCATCGGCGTAATAGGACACGGTTTCACCAATTAGGTGTGATGCTGTGGGCGAGGAAACCACTAGCCCCTCGCCGTTCACTTCCAGCCCTTCGCCATTCACTGTCAGGAAAACTGCGTCGGTGGTGTCCTCTGTCGTGACCGCGCAATCAAGGTAGGCGTCGTCAGAAAAGCGCTCCAAGAAGCGCACAGTGCTACCCCCTACCTCTCGATCGACAAACGTCCAGTATCCACCAAACAGAGGGGATACGTTCACAAAGCTGCCTCGCGTAGCCCAAGGAGCGAACCCAACCCCCTCCTCTCGGATGCTGCGCTGCCAAGAGATAGCTGCCAGTGTGCCATCCCCATTGATCACAAACATGTATTTCTCGGCCGCAGGTGACCGCAGAGCAGGCCCACATAGAGCAACCGGAGACTTGATCAGTTGGCTATGGTAAGTGGTCATCGGTCGCACCGACCACTTCAAATAGACATTCCCGTCCAGCAGCGCCGCGCACACACGTTCGCCTGAGGCGTCCACAAACATGATCCCGTCTTCGACTTTGACAGGCTGGATCTCGCTGCAACCGGTGTCGTCAACCAATACGGGGTTGAAAGTATTGGGAGAAATAACACCACTATCGCGCGCCGGCACAATATAAACACCGCTGTCAGAGAACAGGACAAGATCACCCATGTTGACGGCATGGAGCCATCGAGGAGCGCCGTCACCAACTTGGCGCGCGATCGCGTCATCATCGTCGGCCCCAACCTCAAAATCATTGATCGAGCGTGAAGACGACAGGCAGACCAGATCTGGAACGGCCGGAAAATCGACCAGGACGAGGCGACCTGCGACTTGCCCCGCCGCACCGGGATAGCCGCGCAGATCAGACATTAGCGGCTCGTCCCAGATAGGAGAGGTCAGCGGTGCGATTTTGGAAACTGCATTGATTGTCGCTGTACCGCTGGCCGCAGAGATTTCCTCACCGCTGTCAGGCCCTTCGAAAAAGTTGAAGGTCACCACCTTCAGGACCGTGCCCGCAATCTCGACTATCAAACCCTGATATTGCGTGTCCGCTGCAGTGACAAACTCACCAATCCGAAAGAAAGAGCTGTCAGAGACCGTGATATCGAAGCTGGGAGGTAGCTCATTGACTACCGTCCCTTCGACCACCGTGCCGCTGATCTTGTTTGTGATCTCGATTTCACGCGAACCATACCGAATGCGCAAGCCGACATGCAGATCAGTCCAGATCGCCTTACTGGCAGTGACAGTGATATCACCAGTGGTCGCTGAGGGCTGAATGGTGGCATCTTCTTCGTAGTACCAATATGGCTGGCGGATCTCGCCACCCACTCCAGCCTCAAAGGCAAAGTCATCGATCGACCAGCTGCCATCGTCGTAGGTGAGAACCCAGATACCCTCATCCTGCCGGCCAAGAACCACCTTTTCACGGAATGGGCTCGCCCAGACACCCTCATTCGACGTCCACGGCACCGGCGTAATCTCTTCAACCATATCACCAAACTGATCGATGATCTGGAGCCCATCATCAGATACAATCATGCCAAACCGCAGGCCGGATTCTGGACGGATTTCAATTACGTCTCTGGCACCCGCCTGTGTGCGCTCGCGAAAGGTGCCAGGGCGGGCCTCAACCGCACGAGACGATAGGCCCTTCATATTCAGAGCGCCCTTGAGTGAATTTCGGCGCAGATCAAGATCATCGGCCTCAAGGAAGTCCTCACGGATTTCCATGTGCGTGAAACTGCGCTGCATGACAGTTTGCTTGATCCTAGCCACGGCGGCCCATCCGTGCGCGAGCAATCGGACCCTTCTTGAAGGGCGGGCGCGCAGATCGCGCTTTTGAGGAGTTGGTGCGCGCGCGCTGGAGGTAGGTTTCTGCCTCCTGCTCTAGCGTGCGCGCCTCATTGGGCTCTTCCTTCACCGCAGCCGCGATAAGTGCCTCAAGTTTCTTCTGAATACCGCGTGTGAAGTTGGCAGACCAAAGGTCGACCTCTGAGACCTCAAGAAACTCGATCCAGCACCCTTCCGGGTTGTTGCAATAGACGTAGGATCCGTCCTGCACCCAATCCGTACCGATGCGGTCACCATTGATGTTGGTGATCCAGAGGCGGCGCACATGCAGCGCTCCATGAGGCACTAAGAACCCGTCATCAAAACCGAATAGCCCGTCTGTGCGGGTAATTAGGTTCATCTGCTTCTTCGTGAAGTAGTAGTTCCCATCCTCCAGTTCAGCTTCCACAATTCCTGGCCAATTTCGGGCAAGAAGCTGAAACTCAATGGAACCATCGTTCTCAACAACGATCTCTTCCTGCCCCTGTGCCAAGAGCGCGGCGTTCATAATGCCAAGCATGGAGAATTCTGTAGCCATGCGCGGATATTCCGCAGGCGGTCACTTCCACCAAATGCACCAAAGCAAAAGGGCCGGCGCAATGCCGACCCTTCGCACGATCCTCCTGACCTTGGAGGAGTTCAGAAATGGAGGATCATTCCTTGGGCTTTTCCGCCCCGCCATCACCTGCTGGTTTAGGGGGTTCAGTCTTCTGCGGGGCTACATCGGCCTTTGGCGTCGATTTTTGCAACTCTTCGATTTGCGCCTGCATCGCTTCAAGTTTTTGTTGAAGCGCACCCAGCTTGCCGTTGGTCGACTTAAGAGCGTCACGCAGTTCTTGGTTGGCTTCCAACGCATCATCGATGGTTGGCCCTTCATCTGCCTTTTTCAAAACAGCCTGCTGTGTCCGGTATGAACGAAGTTTGTTCTGGTCTGTCTTGGTGACAAGCTTCATCCAGTTATCGGAAAACTGCTCAATCGGAAGTTCTTTGAGGCGTGTGCCAACAGCAATCAGCCCTTTGCTACCTAGGCAGCCAACAGCAGTGGTGATGGGATCGACGGTGACCTGATCATCTTTCTTCGGAGCACTCATCCCGCATTGACCTCCGTACCGAGGGCCACGGTAACCTTGCCCGCAGTCGCGTTCGATCCACCAACGGTGAAACGAGCTCCGATAAAGTCACGGAGCGGGAAATCCGGCAACACACGGATCGAGCTGCGATAGCCCGCCAGCAAAGTGGCGACTGGGATCGCACCCGTGGTAAAGATCACCTCGTTGTTGGTCGAAAGCGCCGCATTGTCGGCTGTCTCCAGCGTGATCGTGAGGCTGGTCAGCGTGGCAAAATCTTCCGTCACTTGGATTAAGAGCGGAATTTCTTCGCCGGGACCGAGGTTGCGAACCAAGGGGGCAGCCTCACGCGGGACAGTGCCCGCGGCCGGAAGCTGGATGACATTGGCGGAAATGGCCGTAGCTGTGACGGCCTGATTTTCCGAGAGGGTAAGATTGGCATCAAGGATCATGGGTGATCTCCTCAGACAACACGCGCTTCGGTGTTCAGAAGCGCATCGGTTTCGCGGATTGGGATGTTGCGGTAGGATTCAACTTCCTTGCCCTGGATCTCCATCGGGCGGAGACGGACAAAGTTGTCGGAGGCACCTGCATTGGTCCCTGCTGCGTCGAGGTATTCCAACACATCGGTATTGGCATACATCACCAAGTTCGAGCTGGCCTTTTGATCACGCACCTTGGAAACACGGCGATTGTGCAGCTTGTAGTAGGCTTTGCGCAGGAAGGCGTAGAGGTCGACATTGCCAGCACGCAATTCAGACACGTCGATGTTCGCGACACGCGAAACACGGCGCCAGTCTTTTACCGCGAACCCGCAGTGGGCGCGAAGCAGTTCCTCAGCGACGTAGTAAGGGTTACCATTCGCATCGAGGACACGCTGCTCGCCTTTGTCCTGTTGCTTGATACCGCCTTCAGTGCCCTCTGGATACAGCGCGCACACGCCCTCGTCAGACCATTCGACAAACCAGACGGAAGTGTTGTCGGAGCCCGTGCCCCCCGCATCAACGATCTGATTGCCGGCACCGGAGGTAGCGAGCGTCCCGAACCGGGCACCAAGCCCCTTGGGCAACCGGGCATTGGTGGCAGAGTTGTGATAAAACAGCGCGGTGACGAGTTCTTGGGACATGGACTCGACAAACGGGCGGCTCTCAGAGGCGCGCAATTTGCGCTCATCTTTGGCGATATCCAAAAGACGCTTGTCGACCATGGACAGCGCTTCGACAAAACCAGTGGTATCGTCAACCTGTTGGGTCTGCGACTTAGATTGCGGAATGCCTTCATAAAGGGCACCCCAAGCAAGAGTTGGCAGGCCAGTGCGGATGGCGTGGGTGTGCTTGGTGCCATCGTTACATTCCATCCACATGAAATCCGTGAGGATATCTTGGGAAGTATCATTGAGCATCTCAATGATATCGTAGGCACCGGTCGCACCGCGCCGTTTCATGTCATCAATCAGCGATAGATAGGACTGAGTGAGGGTTGTCATTGGTCACTCCTTACGAGCTAGTTGGATATCGGGAGGCCAGACCATCATGCTCTTTCGGCTCCGGCGGGGTTGGTGTGGTGGTTACAGGACCGCGCGGTCGCAGAAGGGCTTCCAGAGCCTTCACGCCGTTTGCGGAGGTGGTCGCCCCTTTGAGGGCGGTTGCCAGATCAGCCGGCAGACGTGCGTCGAGGGTCCGGTTGATGTTGGAAATCCGGGCGTCTGCAGTCGGGCCGAGCGCCTGATATTCCTGCTGAGACTTCGCGTAGGCTTGCGAAAACTCGGTGGCCTGGTATTTCGCCAAGACCCCCAGAAGTTCTCCGGCCGCGCCCTTCGGCAGGTTGTGCTTGTGCATGATCCCGCCGAGTTCTTCGAACACTGGTGCCAACGCGGGGTCATCGGTTTTCAGCTGAAATGCGAAGTCTTCAGGCAGTTGAAGTTCGCCGTAATCGATTTCGTCGGGAACAGTGAATTCATAGCCGGTTGCATCTTGTGGAACATCGGCCAGTGCTTCCTGATGAATGGCTTGAGACGCAGCCATTTCCTCGTAGTGAGCGCGAAAACCGTCAATATCCGTTGCGCCATCGGTGCGGAATTGTTCAGGCAGCCACGAAAGATCCGGCCCACCGGCTGGCGCTGGATCACCAGAAGGCGGCGGGTCGCCTGCAGGTGCCGGGTCGCCATTTGGTGCTGGATCACCACCTGCCGGCGGATCACCGGCTGGTGCGCCCTCGCCCTCGGGAGCTAGTAGTGGTCGAAGCGTTTTCCAAAGCATCAGATTCATTGCTCGCAATCCTCCTAAGATCGAGAGCGATGAAACTCTGCGCATTGATTGCATCCAATGCACGTGGGTCTTCGTCCACGGGAATGCTGCGCTCCAAAATTGCTTTATCCAATAGATCCAATAAGATGACCCCCTGCGGACTGGATAAAACGGATTTGACGGCGAGTTCAATTTCTTCTGCCGTTCGCTTGAGTGCAGGTTGGTCTCGCTGCTCAGCGATACGACGCAAGTCCGTCAAATATTCGATGACTGGACCGGGTTTACTCAGTCGGCGGGGCAGTTTCATTCGGATCCTGTTTTCTGATTACCGTGAGTTCATCGCCCGACACACGGATATGGTTTTCCATGGTCGCGGCAACATCCACCACCTGACCGACCCCCTCGCCAAACACCTCAAACGCGGTGCTTAGATTGGATTTGGAAACCATCACCTTGTCTTGGTTCTGCGCTTTTTGCAGAGGCGAGATTGGTTGCGCCGAAATCACATCCTCATTGTGAGTGAGCTCAGCATCGAGTTTCCCGGATTCGACGCCAATTTTCTCGACGCGCTGAATGAACGGGAGGAATAATTCGCGCCATAGTGGAGCCGAGGGCTTGCCGATACGGACCTGAACCCGGCGACGTTCGTCAATCCACTGTGATGCAGTTGGAGGCGTGTCGCCTCGCTGCCGGGGACCATCCTGATAGAAACGCTCGCGCAGACGGCCCTCCAAGCGCTCCTCTGAAAAGAACCCCATATCGAGGTTCACACCTTTGTTCAGCTCATAGACCTGCTCACGGGTAAAGCCTCTGGATGCAGGGTATGCTGCACCAGCTTCAACGCCCTCTGATAGATCAATGAACCCATCATCCGCATACAGGATTGTATTTTTTAGGGATTGATCAAGGCCATCAAGAACGGCCTCATCCACCGCATTTAGGACACGCATATCCGGCAAGGATTTCCAAGCTGGACCTCTGCCCCATGGTCGACCAGGTTGCGGATTGAACCGACCGACCAGCAAAGGGCAAGACCCTGCCAGTGTACCGAGGTTGATTGGCGTTTGAGGGGATACCCGGATTTGATCGACGGTCACCTCACACAGCCAAACCGGATTTCCGGGATCAGACCAGTCGACCCAAAAACCATAGCAGAGTTCGACAAACTGCCCCGGCTTTTGCGTTTTGTTTTTAATGCGTTGGTCTTCGAGAGAGATATCTTCCCAACCCGCGAACAAGGCAGGCAATGTAGAAGCCAGCACCTTTTTCTCTCTGAAACGATCGAGGATCCCGAGGTGGCCGGGGGTAATCAGCAACTCATGTGGTGGTACAGTCTCAACATATAGAGGTTGTCCAAGATGACCTGCCTCAACCCACATGGCTGCGGTGCCATGGTTCAGTTCAAACATCACCTGAGGAGCAACATCATTATAGTTGGACGATTGGATCATGTCCTGAATGTCTTCCTCGCGCTGAGACACAAGGTCTTTGACCTGTTTCACCGCATCTTGCGGTACAGGCGCGGTCACAAGGTATTCAGCCCAAGTAGCTTCTGCCGGAGTATAGTAGGTCACCAAATCCGATGCGAAATCAGTGGCCAGCTCCTCAGGCAGAGACACAAAGGTTTCCTGATCGTAATCCTCGGTTTCGTTCTCACCTCGGTCAAAATCATGCTCACGGCCGGGGCAAATGAATGAGTAGATCTCTTCAATCTTAGGTTTCACGGAGTCGCGCCAGCGCTTTGCCGCATCATACCGAGTGCTGAATTCTTTGCTGGGTTTCGCTGGCTTCTGCATCATTTACCGTTCTGGAAAATGGAGAAAGGCGAGCTTGCAGGTGCAGAACCACCTTTTTGCCCGAACATAGAAAGAGCACCGAGGTTGTAGACGCTGCCAACATCTGTGGTCAGACCCTTAGACGTCTCCTGCGCGGCGCGGCGATTTTCCAGCAATGAAACCCGGCGCTCTCGCAGCCGTGCTGCCTTGTCAGCTGGATCCTCTTTGTTTCTGGGGCCCATGTATCACCTCTGCGTTGCTTTCCCGCAAAATCCGCTGGAAGCCACTGGGCGTAAATGCACGTCGACCGATGAGCGCCGCGCATTGGGTGACACAGTTCATTGAAAAATGAAGTGGGAACCGAAACTCGCAGGGAACGAAAGGAAAGCGATAAAGAACCTCTGCGCGGTCAAACCTGTCTTTCAACAGGGCTTCCACCTCGTCATGCAAGTGAGTGATCTTCAGGCTCGTAAGGCTGCGACCGGGATCAAAAAAGAACCAAGTCTCATCGATCGTGTAGCCAAAGGCTTCGACATGGCCAAATATCGACGTCCACGCGGTTTCACCCCGCAGGACTTCTCGCAGTGTGGCGCGACGGTGAAAGGCGAAATAGATCTCAGCGACGTCCACGGCGCAGGCTCACTTTCCGTTTTCTGGGTTTGGATGGTTGCTTTTTCTCGCGCGTCGGGTTGGTGATGAGCGCATATCCTTCACCGCCGCCGATCAGGGCGTTCTCAACGGCTTCAGCGATGTGCGAGTAGGAGTTTTTGACCGGACGCGGCGAATACATGCCCGCGGTGCCCTTGATCTTGGCGTAGTGATATCCCCCCGCGAGGGCTCGCTTTACCATCAGGCATGATTTGTTGACCTTCAGCCCATTGCGCCGTTCCAGAACGCTTTCGACGGTGGACCGGCGTGTATCTGGATCGTTGTCGGAGGTGGACGGCAGTATCTTCATGCCGAGGTTGTCGAAGACATCTCCTGCGGTGACCTCGGTCGCCTGGGTCCGGTCCAACATGCGTGGGTCGCCCCAGAATTCGGCACCAAACCCCGGATACTTTTGCGCAAGGTGGCGTCTAACGCGCGGGGCGAAGAGCGCGGCGCTCTCGTTGTCGCCAATCAACTCGGACAACACCCGCCAGCCGCCGTTGACGTTCTGCAGGAAGGCCGCCGCCGGATCTCGGCCGCCATCAAGGCCAACGATAATGGGCAGACCTTCAACAGGATCATGATCCCGATCGTGAACGTGCTCTGCCTCAGAGAATGTCGGATACACAGCCTTCCCAGCCATGTAGAGGCCGACTTTGTTGAGAACCCGTCGATCAATCCAGACTTTCTTCTTACCTTGGATCTTCTCAAGGTATGGTTCTTTCAGCCATTTTTGATTTTCCGCCAATGGGTTGAACTCATACTGCGGTCGACCATCAACGATCTTTTCAATCAAGCCGGGCGGCTGAGTTAGGAATTTCCAGTTGGGTGGCTTTTCATAGGCCATAGCCTCGTCTTCGGTCATTTCAGGCGGCAGCGGGATATCGCCTCGCATGTAGGGCACCCAATGGCCCTCGACCGGCGCGTTCATATCCATCCAACCACCAAACCAAGTGGCGCCGGCCCCGTTCTTCATGGATGGGTATCGACCACACCGCGAAATCAGCTCATCGATGACCTCTTTTTCGGTGAATTGGCCCTCGTTCTTGAAGAAACCTGTGATCTCATAAGACGCGCAGACCTGTTCGGCTACGTCCGCATCTGGAATGGCGAGAAAGATCACCTCGCAGTCTATTTTCGTGCCGTCATTGGACGGGTGATCGCGCTTGAGATGATGGAACATTGGCTCTGAGCGGATAAACGGCCCCCAGATATCCTCGGGAAACCAATCGAGCCATGTTTTGACAGTTGTTTCTCGCAACTCTTTGTAGGTTTCGCGACTGATGATCCAGCGCGTGCGCCGCACATTGTCGTAATCAGGCTCTTGCTCACAGGCCAGCGCCCAGAGCTTGTGGCATGATGCGGTCGACGTTCCGGAGCCAATCGGCCCCTGAACACAACAAAAGCGATCCCGGTTCCAAAAGAACTCAGTCAGGACCGCCCCGTCAGGCTCGTATAGGAAATTCCCGCGTTCGGTGACGCGCAGCATCAGGCGTCACCAATCTTCAGCTCATGGCAAACGTCCATGAACAAAACGCCAAGAAGGTAGGCACGGATCTCTGTGTTGGCGACAGATAGGGGGACACCGTGCGCTTCCATCAGGAAATCGACCATGTGGCTACATTCATGAACGACGGTGCCGAGAGTGGTTTCCTCGGGGAGGTATAGGGACCACCATCGGCAGCCGTCTTCGTCCACTTGCTCACTAGCCATAGCATGCGCGGATCGATCGAAATCCACCGTGATCCGGAGAACCTTGCGATGATACTTTGACAATTTCTCCAGATCGCGAAAAATCGCCACTTGCGCCTGAAATGGGTTCACAAGAATAACGGCGTCCGGCTTAAGCTTTTTCGGCATGGTTCCCTCCTTTGGTCAGGAGGGAAAATCACCTGTCACTTCAGGTTGTCAGATGCACCGGGCCCCACCCGGAAGCGCCCAGAGCCTTGCAGGATAGGCAGCCGCGCGCACCACGGGCAGAACGTGACAGTGATGACGCGGCGAAGATCAGGAACCGGCTTCATCCGAAACCCATCTTCTTCGCGATCTTCTCAGCAATGGACCTGTTGCGCTCAAGGTGACGCCGCGCATCAATCAGCGCCTTGTACTCCTTAACCGCCTCCGATTGCTTGAAAGCAGGCGACCACGACTTCTTGCAGGCGATGTGCGATGGCATGAGGCTTGCGGCCTGATGGCGGGCCTCGTTGTGATCCCAAAACGAGCTGAGAAGGTCATCCACGGGATCATTTTGGGGTGGACCCGGCACTACGGCTCCGACTGACGGATCATTGCCCAAGCAAGCAACGCCAGAGGCCAGCCCACCTTTTGACATTGCTTCGGCAACAATCTCTTTCGGGTTCACCGTGGCACCAGCAGCCACACCACTACCCAACATTCGCAATAAGCCGCGTCGGTTCATCATGCCGAGCCCTCCGCTACCAGAACGCCATCCTGCACCACCACCAGATCTGCAGCGATCAGAGATTTCTCAGCATTCGAATACCGGAGCCCGAGCCAGCCAAGTTCAGCCTCTGCCTGCCGGGAGGTCATTCGCTTTTTTTGTATCGCACCCAGCAACACCAAAGCATCGGGACGCAAACACTTAGGATCAAATCCGCGCGGGATCCGAATAGCCTCACCTGGCCGCACCAATTCAGATTTCGTTTCACCGCCACCATCTACGCCCTCCCACGCATCTAGTGCACCAAGCAAAACATCACGGATCCACTCACTGCGATTGGAACTTGCCGCCTCAATCCGTGCCATGGTGCCCGCAGGCAATTTCAATAAAAATTTTTCAGGGAACTTCATTAGAACCTCAGTATATACCCAATCGGCCCCAATGACCGAAATCGTATATACTGAATGGCAGGGTATATACCGTTTTCAGATGCACACAGTATATACCGTATATACCGCCTCAAATAGTGAACTCCCGCGTGAGGATGGGTGGACTACCACTTTTCGCGCGCGCGTTTTTACCCCCACCCCCCTCGATCAAAGACCCCCGCCCCCCTACCGGATCTGGCTGCAATCGAGCGTGTGAGGGCTGCATACTTGGTCGGTACACGTGCGATTGAGTACCGAAACATCACTAAGCCACTGATAACTAAGTGTCATCATCATCTAACACGGGGGATTTGGTATCCCCGACACTATCCCTGATGACGACAACCTGCTGATCTGGGCGGGCGTATTCGTAGCCCTGAGGGTGATTGTTGACCTGCACAGCGACGTTTACGGCGTTTCCCTTCCTCTCGCCCGCGAGGAACTCGACCATTCTAGCCTGCACTGCCTCGCTCTTAGCGTTGGCCATCAGGTGCGCGGCATGCTCGAAAGCACGGGCTTTGTATGGCGCTCTCATTTCCTCAACCGCTTGCACATACTCGATTTTCATCTGCTCATAGAGTTGCTGGATGTGAGGTTTCTGTCTTGCCTTGTGCAGTCCAGTCTCAGAGAGGCCTGCGGCCTCTGCGGCGTCCTTCCATGTCTTCCCTTCCTTAATCTGGATAGAGAAGGCTTCCCGTATTGCGGGGTTTATGCGTCGCTTCTTGGGGCTTGCGCGCTTTTTATCGGTTGTTGCGGGTGTGGTCATGTGAGGAAGGTATTCACAGGGAGAGGGCTGCGCCCTATGCACTGTTGTTCAATTGGAGAGGAGGCAAGGCGATGGCGACGTAGTTTAGAGTGGTGGTGCGTGATGAGAATGAACGGATTGTGTCTGATACCACTGCCCCACACTTTGCCGGGGCAAAGCCGATCTATGACGACACCGAACTAAAGCCCGGTCAGATGGTGACGCTACAGCACGGGATCCGGGTAATGCTGCGCAGGACGTGGGAGGAATAGCCGCGCTCATTCCACACCCTGGACAAGCGAAAGGGGGCGCAAGGCCCCCTCTGTGTGCGTATGGTGGTGTGGTGCGCCCTACCCTTCAAGCGTGATCCTATAGCGGCGCTGGCCTATTGTGGTGCGGTAAGGCTCAACCTGTGGACGCTCCCCCGGCAACACGTCTCCGGTTGCGAAAGCATCCTCTAGCACCTCCTCGGCGCGCTGCGCGCTCTTGATGCCACTGGTGTATGTGTAGCGCATCAACCCTCCTCCTCCGCATTCCACTCCGCAAGCTCGGTCAGATCCACGCGCGCGCGCTCTCCATCCTCTGCGATGATCTCAAACACATTTGAGGTGCTGTCCTCCCTGCGCATGTGGCCCCACGCTTGGCGGGCTGCGTCCTCTGGTGTGTCGGCTTCGATTTCCATCTGCCATGTGGCGACATAGTGCGGCATCAGTTCACCCTCACTAAGCGGCCCCAAGTGCGGGAGAGTTTTTGCATCATAAGGTCTTGCGCGGCAGCGAAGGCAAGCGGCTCGTCTGTGACGATATCGCCGCCGATCTCTACATGGAAAAGCATTGTCTGTGTCCTTTCGAGGTGTGGCCGGGTTTCCGTCCGGCATGGTCTGAATATAGGAAACAGGGTTTACGCCGTCAATCCCATTTAGTCGCTTTTATTTCCTTTTAAGTGTTGACAGTGGAAACTGTGTTTCCTATCTTGAGTGCATCAAGGGCGACCGGAAACCGCCCTATCACCACCCACGAAAGGACTGAGCCAATGACCGTCAAATTCTATGCCGCCGACCTCGCCGCCTATAACAACGGCCACCTGCACGGCGCTTGGATCGAGGCAACATCTGATGCCGAGGACATGCAGGAGCAGGTGGATGCCATGCTTGCCAAATCCCCCTGCGCCGACGCTGAGGAATGGCTTGTCCACGACTATGACGACGAACTGAAAGCAATCTCCCACCTTGGCGAAACCTCCGATCTCGCACGCATTGCCGAGATTATGGAAGCGGTCGAAGAGATCTAGGATGACCACGACGCGCAGCGCCTGCCGCTTCTGCTGGCATGGATCAGCGACAGACAGGATGACCCGACATTCTGGGCCAGCGACCTTAACGAGGCATTCGCGGGAGAATGGAGCGATCCGGAAGATTACGCAGCCGACCACTGGGAAAGCTCCGGCATGCTTGAGAACGTCCCGGAGAAGGTGCGCGGTTATATCGACTTTAAAGCCTACGCACGCGACCTCGCCCTTGGTGGAGATATGGATTTCATCTGCATCAGCACCGGTAACCACCTGCAAGATTACGACAGCATGGCGGGCCGCGAGTGCATCGCCCTGCATAACCGCTGACGCATTGCAGCGCGCCCCATTGGGGGCGCGTCACCATGCGCCGGAAACCGCATGACCAGCGAAAGGATGAGACAATGAGCAACCTTGCAGAACACCAATCAGAACAGGCAGCACTGACGGCACGCTATGAGGCGCTGACAGCCATCGGGCGCCTCGCGCACGATCTGGGCGCGTCCATCGAGACCAGCGAGAACGTAGACGAGGCACTGGCCTACTGCGCGGCCCGTCAGGAGCGCATGGACGCGGTGCAGCTGCGCACACTGGACGAGGCGCGGGCCGATGCCAACGAGGACGCCGCAGAAACCTCCGTTGCATGGCACACCCCTGTTCAGGTCGACGATACGGACAACAGCACCCGCGCCGCCCGTGTCTTGCAGGCGATCTATCCCGCCTATGACGACGACACCGCCGAAACAGCCGTCCGGGATGTGCTGACCGATCTGCGCCACCTCTGCGACCTGATGGGCTGGGATTTTGCAGATTTGGACCGAGACGCACACGAGACCTATTTTCGGGAGCTGTCCGAATGTGGCGGGGTTGCAGTAAATCCGGATCTGAAAGCAGCGATTGAACTGGAGTTGCAGTGATGCAGGCCAGCATGACCCAACTTTCCTTCCTCGATACACTCGACCCGCCACCACAGCCCAAAGTCTGGACCCCTCCACCGCGCCGTAAAGTAATGACCCGCGCCTATGGCGAGGACTACGAACTTGAGCTTTACGAGGAAGACCCCGACCCATTTGAGATTGAGGTGCGAGGCATCCGGTGCCTGATATCGCATTCATTAGGCTTCTGCACCTACACTCTGGACGGTCCAGGTTCGCTTTTCTGGAGCGATACGGGTTTCCGCTCCTTCGGGAACACAACAACTGACCCTGACCAAATCTGCTCCCTTGTCGAAGCTTATATTGATGCGCCTCAAAAACACGGCAACGGATTGGGGGGCAAACTTGTGCGCTGGTGGCCGATGTACGTCAGACAATGGTACAGCAACCGTCGCTTCGAGCTCTCACAAGGTCGCAAAAACACTTGGGATCAATGGGGGCCAGAGCGGCACGCCGAATGTTGGAATAACCATGATACCAAACAGCTTGCTGCGCTGGAACGCATGAAGGCCGAAGGCATCGACCCGGATGATGTGCTTTCCAGCATCAAACAGAAGCAGCCGCCCGTTTCCATGATGGAATGGCAGACAGGACGTGCCGCCTGATTTGACGACTCGGGCGATTGGCTCGATATGGATTGAAACTAGGTGCCCCGCGCCATCCTCTTGCGAGGCGGAAACAGACGCGGGGCGTGCCACGAAAGGAACGAGGCCATGATCAACTATTCTGAAATGAGCCCACACGCAAGATTTGTGACGCTTGACCGCCTCGCAACCCAACTGTTCGAAACAGAGCGCTGGAAAACACTTTTCGCAGATCGCTATGACGTCACGCGGCAGGCGGTGGGCAAATGGGCGCACAATGGCGCACCTGTTTGGGCATGTGTGGCGCTGGATGATGCACTTGCGGCCAAGACTTGGCAGACTGTCAAGGATGCCGTTCACATGGCCGAGGGAAAGGCGGTTTCCGATTCCTGACCTACGTGTAGGTGAAAAATCGGAAGCTCTATCGTTGCTGCCGCCGCTCCCGCTCCAGCCTAAACCGCCTCTGACGCGCCCCTTGCTGCCTGCGGCTCTCAGCAACAACCCGCCGGGTGTACGCTGGCAACTGTGTTGGGCGGAACACCAGCTCATACCCAAGAGAAAGAGCCCACTCTATCAGCACCTGACTGTTTGGGATCTTGGTCGGTTCGTCCTTTTCCATCTTCGCCAAGTGGTCCGTGGCCATGCCGGCAAGCTCCTCGACCTCGCGGATGGTCAAGCCGAGCCCTTCACGCCGCGCGCGCAGAAGGCGTCTAATGTCGTCATACTGTGAAATCGGGATATCGATCATGTCTCGGCGCTTGCCGGGATCAACCTTTGGAATATAGCCGCCCTGTTTCAACTTAGCGCGCAAAGAGCATCCCGCCGCAAGGCACTTACAGACCGCGCCTGTCTCGCTGACACGCTCGATATGCCAACCGGCTTCCTCTAATTCTTTCAGGAACTTGGCGTCCATTATTTGCCCTCGATATCCGCGATCATGTATTTCTTGAGGTTGATGATGTGGAGCGACATGACGTGCTCGGTCGTGCCTTCCTCGGCGGCATTCCACAGCGTCACGGTTTCCCGCTCCTCTGTTGCCACCTGCTCGACCTCTTCGACGGTAGTGCAGGCCCGCAGGCGCGCTTTGATACGGTTGGCCTGTTCAAGCGTGGTCACTTCGAGTGCTCCCAAATAGGTCAGGTTCTCTGTCGAAGTTCATCCAAAGCACTTCTGTTCGCTTTCTGGCTCCATCAGCCAAAGCAGCTCTTTCCACTCTGACCCACCCAGATAGAGCGCGGTCATAATCGTCGTTCGGATACCCTGAGAGGATCACCTTTCCACGAAGGGAACGAAGAAACTCTACAAGCTCGATATGATCGTCTGCACTCAATTCATGCGCATAATCATCGCCCTTGTCGCGAGTATCAGGAGCATAAGGAGGGTCAACATAGTGAAGAGTATCGGGGCCATCGTGCGCACTCATCACCTCGACAGCGCTTTTGTTGATCACCGTCACGCCTCTCAGACGCTCAATGATACCCTCCAGGGCGTTAGGATAGTTCATCCAATCATGGGCAGGTGTGGTGCCTGAACGGTTGCTATTGCTACGGAAACCCGTCTTGCGATGGCATGCGTTGGACCCAAACCCCTGAAACGACCTCACGATCATTCTGCGCGCGCGCTCCACCGGATCGCCTGTCTCATGGTAGGCTGAGAAGAACTCAGCCGAAGCAAATGGGGTTAAGCGAAGCTGCTCCACGAGATCAGAGGCTTTTCCTGATCTCAGCACACGAAAGAGGTTCACTACATCATCATCAAGATCGTTGTAGACCTCGGAGTATGATCTAGGCTTCCGCAATAAGACTGAAGCAGCTCCACCGAATGGCTCAACGTAAATTCTATGTTCTGGAAAATGTGACATTATCCACGGAGCCAGAACCCACTTTCCGCCATGCCATCGAAGAACTGGACGAGTTACTCCCATCAGAACAGCGCCCCTTCCATCGCCTGCCTCTTCAACCGCTCCCATATCCGCATGATCTTAGGCCCCTGAGAATGATCACCCTTTGCCCAGCGCCGCTTGCGCTTGTGAAGAATGGAGCGGAGCCGCTTGGATGTGGTCGACCAGTGTTTGCCGCAGATCCATTCGTCATAGGTCTCGGCAGTGGTACGGCGGCAGAAAGGAATGCAGCATCGCGTGCGGTCAGCCATCAGAACGCGATCCTTTCCTGCCCGTCATCCAGATCCCAGAAACGGTTCACGGAGAGGTCACAGCCCACGGTCACGGAACCAATCTCCCCCATGCGCGCCTTGCCGATGATGATCTCAGCCTTGCCCTTCCACTCCTCATACTCGGCTTTGTAATCTAGCCAGTCGTCATGACCTTCAGGCGGAGGCGTGCAGCGTGGCGGGGTCAGGAAATACTCAGGCCGGAAGATAAACAGCACATTGTCAGGTGCCATTTCGAGATCCCCGGAGCCGCGCAGGTGCGGCAGCCCAGGGCGCGCTTGTGGCCACTGATCCCACTTATCCAACTTGGCAAGCGTCCTGTCGACCTGAGCGAGCGCCACGACATGGCAATCCAACTGTTTTGCTACTTGCTTCAGATCATTAGCTACCTGAGAGAGGATCTCCAATCTATTGGGCCCCCTACCCCGCACCAACTGAATATAATCGATCACCAATAGCTTCAGCTTCAGGCCGCGCTGCTCCATCTTGCGGGCGAGCTTCTTTCCCTCCGAGAGAATGGCAGGCACATCCCTCACTCGCTCCGAGAACACCTCAAAGGGAAGGCCTTGCTGCTCCTTCGCGGTCTCGACCACCTTTCGGAAAGACTGCTCAGACATAGCCCTGCCATAGGTTTCGTAGGCCAAACCGGATTCTATACTATTCACCCTTTTCGATAGGTCTTTCTCAGGCATTTCTAATGATGCAAAACCTACGCCCTGACCGGCCCTAGCCGCAGTAAAAGCGACGTGCAACGCCAGCGCCGTTTTCCCCATTGAGGTACTGCCGGCAAGGATTGTGTAGTGCTGTGCGCTCAGTGAGATGATGTCATCCAAAGTGCGTAGGCCGGTAACGACACCGACGCGCCGACCTTCCTTGATTTCATGCATTTCCTCGATCATCAGCATTTGAGCCTGATTGAACGACATGGTGCGCGGCTCAGCTGATAGCTCCGCCCGCTCCATCATCATCAGCTCGACCTCTGCGGCCGCATCATCTGCGGCGCGACCGGTGCGCAGATCTTCTGCCAGTTGCTCAAACCGTCCTGCCAGTGTGCGGCGCTGATACATCTCAGCGAGATCAATGGCGTAGTCTTTGGCTGCAAAACCCGCCGTACTACCCGCTACCAAATTCAGCAGATACCGGGCCCCGCCCAGAGATTGCAGCGCTTCATTCGCAGCAAGATCCGATGCCAGCGTGACCGGCGTAACCACATGATCGCGCTCGATACGGGTAGCGATGTTTTTCCAGATCGCGGCGTGCGTATGCTCAAAAAAGTGCTCCACACGGACAATCGCACTGACCTCGTGATAGCGGTCATTGTTGGACAGTACCGCCCCAAGCAATTGCTGTTCCAATTCAGGGGATTGAGTAGCTGCGGAAATAGCCGCCTGAGTGTTCATGACGCCCTCCGCATCTTGGCCAGCCAGTGGGCCGCAACGGCGTTAGGCTCACCGTTTTCTAGCATCGAGGGCGGGCAGCGGCCATCAGCCAGCGCGGTTTGCTGTGCAGGGCGAAGATCATCCCAGCGGTATTCTGGACCGGTCAAGAAACCCTCGTAATTGCCATCACGCAACCACTTCGAAAGCCTTGAATGGAACTTTGGATCTTCGTTTTCTCGGCTCTTGGCGTAGGCGCGCACAGCCCGCATGAGCTCAGCATGCGAAACCTTCTTCAGAACCCGTTTGTACTCTCGCTTGCAAACATCCTTGCCCGGCATGTTCGGTTTGCGAGGGAACGCCTTCCAGATTTCTTCGAAGCCTTGAGACAGATCCTCATCGGCTTTCGACTTTTCATCCGCTTCATTCTCTGCTGAGAAAAGATCATTTGCGCGCTTGCGCGCTATTACTGGTTCTTTTACGGGTTCTATTACAGGTTTATCTCCAGTGGAGTGGAGATGGTTTAGGCCCGAATTTGGAGATGGTTTGGCCTCCAATTTGGAGATGGTTCCATCTCCATTTTCTGGAGTTGGATCTATGGAAAGATCAACATCGCAACCCAAGATGTAGTATGTCGGTCCTTTAGTCCCATCTGGGTTCCGAGTGCGTCGGCGGCGCATGAGACCAGCGCCTTCAATTGAGTTGAGCGCATTGTTCAAGCCTCCGTTGGACAGCCCTGTTACCTGCCTCAGAAGCTCTTGGCTCGGGAAGCAAGCGGTCGCATATGGGCGCTTGGAGTTGTGGGCGTCACACAGGTGGAAGAGAACCCGAAACGCGCCAGCATTGATCAGATCAGCTGGGATATCTGCCAACCAGCTAGAAGCTTTGTGGCTCATGATTTTTCCCCCGCCGCAATTCGCAAGGTATGGCGCTCTATATGGCAGCTCTTTCGGTCGCCTCGGCGTCCCTGGCATGGCTGTCCTGCAACTGCCTTGCACCGAGGGCACCCGACCTCCAAAGCTTCCGAACGCCTAGCTAGTTCTCTGGGCTCAACTCTATTCACCCTGACTGGCGACAATTTTCTCATCGCTCGAACTCCTCAGTTTTTTGTTTAGTGATTTTTTCAAGGCCGTACTTCCCCAGAAGGAAGCGGCCACGGCACACCGTGATCTCCTGACCCGGCAGCAGAAACGTGACGACTAACCCGGAGGCGCAGCAGCAGATCGCATAGCGCGTCGCCCCGTCAGGCAGTCGGAAATGGTACAGGCCCAGAAACTCTTCGTGGCGGATCCGGCCCACGAACGTGACCCCTCGGCTATCGTCGCGGTTCAGCACTGCGGCGGTGACGCGACGGATCAGAACCCCCGGGCAGATACCTGGACAGCGCTCTAGGGCGCGTTGCATGGCGTGTGTGGGCTTCATGTGAACAGCCCCCCGACAGGAGCCGCTTGGAACCCCTTCACCTGCGTTGCACAGGCCCAATCCCAGAGCGCCATAGCGTCCGCCTCGTCCAGCGTCTCAGGATCCCACTTGAGGGATCGGCAGCGCTGCGCGACCAGCCGCTTGATGGCCTTTTTGGCCTCGGCTTTTTTGAGGGTTGGAAAATCGGCCGCCCGGTACGCCTTACCGAGAAAGTGCTTTCTCACTGTACTCTCATGGGAGGTGATGCACTTGACGCCGCGGTTGGCGGCACATCCCCGGATGCAGGCTACAAGCCCAATCAGGTAGGCATTGGCCTCACGCCCACCAATGGGAGCCTCGATCACGATCAAATCCGGCTCGTTTTTGGCGATAAGGCCATGGGTCAGCTGCAGCACATTGGAAAACCGCTGTGCATCCAGTCGCTCCTTGTCCTCCTTGGAGAGACGCCCACCCCGGGGTGCCTCACCGAGGTTGACAGTCCATGCACGGGGGATTGCGCCGGGAGACCCGACGCAAAGCCCTGTGTTTGTGGCAACATCCATCGCGAGGATCTGCATCACGCGACCCAATGGAGCGCTGTGGTGGACAGCAGACGCGCACGAACGGAGAGGCCCAAGAACACCTCGTCCTCGGCTAGCTTGGCCTTCATCTTGACGATCTGCTCGCGCTCGAACTTCTTCGCGCTTTCCAATGCCGCGATACGCTGGGCGGGGTTGTCTGTCACGAAACCGCTCATGCCGCGTTATCCTCGCCGCCGAAATCAATGGGGGTTTCGGCATCAGGATCAAACGGCTCAACCGCATCCCCTTCGCCCATCGCGTCATCAACCTCGGCGTTGAACTCGGCGGTTTCAGCGTCTTCGGGCTGCTCTTCTGCCGGAATGGTGGCCGGTTCGTTCTTGGGCTTCTTCTTACCCGCAGGCTTACCCTTCTTTGGCTTGTCCTGTTCTGGCTCCTCATTGGGGTTGGGAAGATCCATCGAACGTGTGCCCTGCCCTGACACATGGTCGCGCAGCATCGGCAGAACGGTTTCCAGCGACATGATGATATCCATCGCCTTCGCCTGCCCATTGGACTTTTCATTCACCTTGAGGATCTGCCGCGCCCATGAGAACGCCTTGCTATTCAGCGCCGTGGTGTCGAGGAGCTGGCCGATCTTCTGCCGCGTTTCGCCCGCAGAGGAGGCACGCTGGCTGTCCTCTCGATTGAACTCCTCGGCCTTCCCAATGAGTTGATCGTGGGAAATGTCCGGCCCATCGTGTGCTGCTCGCACTTCCTTGCCTTCAGATGCCATGGTGGCCTCCTGATGTTTGACCACGGCACAGCGCCGTAGCCTTCGAAATTGTTGAGAAATTCGGAAAACCCGCGCAGACTGCCGCAATTGCAAAAGGGAGATTGCTGTGTGGGATAAGTTGATTGAGGTGTTCGCGTGCTACGGTGCTGTCGTGCTGGCGCTCTATGGCTGTTGCTATACCGATGCGATCAAACGTCAGGGGCTTCAAAAGCGAGACGAGATATTTTTCTCGATGGTGACTGGATGGAGCGCGCTGACGGCGGTTGCCGGGGTGATCTACATCCTCGTTGCGTAGCAATCCCTCGGCTGACATTGCATCACTCCGACCTACCGGTAGCCTCACCAGCGTCACGCTCGGACACAACGCCGAGATAGTCGTCAAAACCTTCAACGAGAATGCGGAGACGTTCATGCTCGAACTTGCCCCCGTTCAAGAACCGAGTGAGGGCTGACGGACAGTCAAATAGTCGAACACTAAGTTTAGTTTTCTTCAGACCAGTCTTTTCCAAAACTTCCGGCAGGGCCTTCTTTGCCGCTTCGCGAATCGCATCTGCCGTGGGGGGTACTTCGAACTCTCGCCACATGGGGATTTCCTTGCCTGTTTACCCCATTCGTAGTTTCACAACTATCCTTTTGCAATAGTGGTGACACTATTGAGCAGCACATTTGCACCCCCACGGGTACTAAATTCCTGTTATTGCTCACCAATAGTTTTCGGACTAAAATGCAGCTATGACAAAGCAACAGACACCAGCATCAGCCGAAACACTGCACCAATGGGAGACCATTGAAGCAGCGCGGGTAGCCAAAAAGATCAAGAAAACCGAGCTATCCGAGGCAATCGATCGCCACGGGTCTTACTACTACCAAGCGGAGAAGTTTAAGTGGGCGATCCCACTTGAAGCTCTATCGGTGTGGGCAAAGATGCTGGATATCAATCCGTCCCAGCTATTCCTTGAGGGCGAGGAAAACCCTCGCGCGAAAATCATTGCTCTGATTGCTGGGGCTGATGATTCGAAACTACCGCAGGCACTTCGGGTTCTAGAAGCTGTGCTAGCAAGCTAACCGCCTCGGCTAGCCCCTCATCACCCTTCTTTCTATGGATCTGCCCGGCTGTCCGGAGCAGTTGAACCCGCTTTGGCATAACTTTTTCCTTGTAGTTCTTAAACTATTCCCACACTATCAAATGAACCCCCACGGGTGCAAAATTTGTAACAAGGAGAATTTGACGTGTCTACAACTTTGCAATCTATTGGTGCAGAGCTAGAGAAACTTGGTTTTTCTAAGTACGCAATAGGAAAGGGTTTTCACGGTAGCGAACCACAATTCACCTCCACCTTCCGTGAGGATTGGCAAAACCACTATTTCGAAAATGGATTTTTCAATCTCGACCCTCTGCCATTCTGCGCGTTAGCTGGTACAGCACCCATTCGCTGGACCGAGATCAAGCGGCGCATGAGGAAGAGCCCGGTGATGAATGCCGCTGAAGACTATGGGATGCACGAGGGGTTTGCTTTTTCGCTCAATGGATATGTTGTCAGCTCAGTCCATGACGGAAGCCTTTCCAAAGGTGACTTGCAATTCGTCCAGGAGAGCATCAGGCGACTGGCAATTAGCTCATCTGACATGATCGAACCTTTGACAAGTTCACAACAAGGATTGGTGGACTTGCTAGGTGTAGGCCTTCAGTACAACCAGATAGCCGATATATTGGGAATTTCAGTTGACGGAGTTAAGTCAGCCAAAAAGAGGCTATTTCAGAAATATGGAGCAAATTCTGATGCTCAACTTCTGCGGATACTTCGAAACGAGTGAGTATGTCATGCCTGTGTAAGATGGGCATTTCGGCAAGTATAGTTTCACCAGATACTCCACGCCACATGAGCAAGGAGTATTTTCATGAAGTCTTTCGCAGTCAGCTTCACCGAGGCGCTAACCATCGGGTCTGTATGGTCTGAATATTGGTCACTTCGGAAGGCTGAGTTTGTCGATCACAAGGGCTGGGATCTCCCCCACATAGAGGGTGTTGAGTTCGACTGGTACGATCGACCAGGTGCGCGCTGGATCATCGTGACGGATGATAATGGCCGTTGCATTGGTGGTTCTCGGCTACTACGAACCGATGCCCCAAGTTATGGCGGATGTAGTTACATGCTGAGGGATGCTCAGTTGGGTCTTATCTCAGGCATCCCAATCAGCATGCTTCCGCCGAACCTCCCGCTTGACCCACAACTGTTTGAAGCAACGAGATTTTTTGTGGACAGATCTCTGCCGATGAAACAGCAGATGCATGTTCAGAGAGAAATCGTTACGCGCACAGCTTCGACCGCTGAAGAACTAGGCGGTCGAGAACTGATAGCTCTAATGCCCTCAAAAATATACAAAATATTCCGTCGCTTTGGCTTCGATGTACGTGAACACAGCGAGGTGGGGCTGATTGACAGTGTGCCCCATACAGTGGGCTGGTTATCAGTTTTCTAGTTTTACCACTATTTTAGGACTTGCAGCGATAGTTTTATAACTATAGTTTGGGTGTCATCAACAAGGTGACGCCCATGCCGGAACAACAGGCCAAATACCCAAATTATGCCTGTCGCGACTGCAAGGACACTGGACTGAAGTACGAAGGTAACGGGCACAGGATGGCCGGATACCCTTGGGCCGAGGGCCATGTGTCTGTGGCGTGCACCTGCAAGAAGGGACGAGAGCTGTCCGTACCAGACGACAGCGTGGCGAAGGAGCGGGCCGCTCAGGAAACGGCGGACCGCCTCATGCAGGAGAGAGACTATGGATGTGAAGACACCGATCATTGATCAGGCACGGGGCCTTGCGCAGTCTGATGACCCGATGACCCTTGGGCGTTTGTCGCAGGCGTTTGGTGATCTCAACGAGGACACCATCAAAGCTGAGCAAACAGAACAGTTTCTCAAGCTTGTGATGGTGGCGCTGCTCGTTGCGGCGATCCTCTTGCTCCTGCCGATGATCCTGAGCGCGTTCTTCGCCCTGTTTGACCTGATTTTCTACGCCCTGTCGTAGCCCCGAACTGGTGCGGGTGGCTTGACCAATTGAGCCTTGCGGAAGGCCCGCGCCCAACTCTCCCCCAGCGCTGAACGAACACTCCTCCCTCGGGAGGTGCCGGGGGAGCTTTGTCTGAACTCGCGCTGCATGCCCCTTCCCCTGTGGGGGCAGCCTCACTGTCCCGCGGCGCGCAACTGTCGGCAGGTGGCCTCAATCCACCACTCACGGTGCACTCACACCGCCACCTGCCGGCCCCTTTATCTGATGAGGACCACATGGCCGAAGAAACTGGAACAGACCTGATCACCCTCCCCTCCAAGGAAGAGTTGCCGGCGTATTTCAAGCGCGATGGCGGCATTGAGGAGCTTGTCTCCAAGATCGAAGCCGAAGCCGGAAAGGTTGAACATGACGTGTCGACCGCCAAGGGCCGCAAAGCTGCGCGCTCCTTCGCTTCCAAAGTGTCGAAGTCAAAGACCGTGCTGGAAGACGTCCGCAAGAGCATCACCGAGGAATGGCGTCAGAAAACTGCCGAGGTGAACGCGCGCGGCAAGGTCGCAGTGGAGCGCCTGGACGCCCTACGCGACAAGATCAAGAAGCCCGCCGACGACTATGAACAGAAGGAAGCCGACCGGCAGGCAAAGCACATGCGGGCGCTCGATCAGTTTGATCTGGAGCAGCTGGACAGCCACGCCCCGAGCTTTGAGCTCAAAGCACTGATCGAGCGCATCGAGGCTGTCGAGATCAATGACAGCTGGGAAGAATTCGAAGGTGACGCGCGCGAACAGAAGGCGGCGGCCCTGACCAAGTTCAAATCTGACTTGGGCATCGCGGAGCAGCGCGAGGCTCAGGAGCGGGAGCTGGAGGAGCTTCGCAAGGAAAAGGCAGAGCGCGAGGCCAAGGAGGCCGAAGAGGCGGCCAAAGCTGCAGAGGAAGCCGCAGCCAAGGCGGCAGAGGAACAGCGCGCCAAGGAGAAGGCCGACGCCGAGCAGAAGGCCCGCGAGGAGGCAGAGGCGGCAGCCAAAGCCCGCGAGGAGCGCCTTGCCCGTGAAAAGGAAGAAGCTGAGGAGCGGCACAAGCAGGAGTTGGCGGCAGAGAAACGTAAGGCAGAAGAAGCCGCCGCCGCAGAGCGCAAGCGCATCGCTGACGAGAAGCGCGCCGCCGAGGAGGCAGAGGCCCAGCGCAAGGCCGATGCCGAGCATCGCAAGGCTATCACCGCTGAGATTGTGGCCGCGATCACAGCAGCCAAGCCCCGATCCTACGAACACCTGATCGACATGATGATCGACGGTGAGATCCCTCACGTGAAGGTGGCCGTGTGATGAACCAGGAATTCGAAAACGGACAGAGAGTTTTCACGAGCAGCGGCGAAGAGGTGGAGTTCGCAGGTTCCCTGAATGGTGTGACCTTCATTCGCCGCGTGTTCGAGGAATACGATGGCTACGGAGATGAGGTAACTGAGCGCGTCTCAGAACCCGTTCAGCACCGGGGCGAGTTGTTCTCATCCGCACCTGTGTATCGCTTGGACGAGCAATACAAAGCCGCAGCCGGAGAGCTGGAGAAGGTTTGCTCCGAGCTGGAGAAGCAGCAGGCGCTACTGGATGAAGCCTGCGCGAAAACTCTCGATATGGAAAAGCTGGCTGAAAAGCATGAGGACTTCCGGCTCCTGGTAGACTTCCTCGAAGGTCGCATCACCCACGTTGTGAAGCTCAGATATGGCCTCGAGATCATTGAGCTTTCGGCCATCTTGAGCGGAAAAGACAGCTATGAGAGGTGGCCTAGAGCGATCGGCCTATTTGCTGTGCCGAACGATCTTAAGGGCAAGTATGGCAACACTCAGGCGACTTGGCAGGTGAACAGATACAAGGATGGCACCGGCGACTGGTCTGAGTTCATCCCGTGCCGATCCCTCGAAGAAGCGCATCAGTTGGCACAGAACTGCTTCGATCAGCAAGTTCAGATTTGGCGTGATGGCGGGCGACCAGAATACTGGATGTGGGATTTGCACAAGAAAGCAAATTGGGTTCAGCTGCCAGATGATTGGGCAGCGCATCTCGAAGAGAAAAAGCTCGGCGGCCTGCAAGACAGAGTAGCTAAGGCCCGAGAGGAGCTTCAGAAGGCGGAAGCCGATCTCGCGAGGGCCGCTCAATGAGCATCGAGATCCGCACCCTTGAACCGGGCGAGAAGATCTCGGAGCCCGGTTTCTACAACATCCCTCTGGACGTCCACCACAGCCAGTGCTGCGAGGGTGTCAGCGTCACCAGTGGGGTGCTGCGAAATATTGAGGAGAAAACGCCGGGTGAAGTGTGGTGTTTTCACGATCTAAACACCGACCCTGAAAAGTTTGAACCCGAAGACACTGGTGCGCTGCGCCTTGGACGCGCGATGGCTGCCTACATTGAGGGTGGCGCCGACGAGGTGGAAGCGCATTTCTATGTGCTTCCCGACAATCGCCCCAACCGACCGACGCGGCAGCAGATGATCGCAATCAAGGAAGGGCGCGGCTCTAAAGCGGCTATCACTTCCCTGAATTTCTGGAAAGAGGCTGACAACGATCCCCGTGACCAGATCACGGAAAGCCAGTTCCAGCTGATCCAAGACATGGGCAAGGGCCTCCAGCGTGACCCGGCCGCCGCCGCAATCCTTGGCGGCATCCCAGAGGTGACGATGGCATGGCAGGATCCACGCACCGGCATCTGGTGCCTGTCCCGCCCGGACCAAGTGGCCTTTGATGGTTTCGTGGGAGACTACAAAAAGATCTCCCCACAGGGTCAGCGCTTTGATCATGCTCTGTGCTACCGCGCGATCGAGAAGCACCGGTACGACATGCAGATTGCCTTTGCGTGTGAGGGTTTTGAGATCCTGACAGGCCACCCGCCGAACGCTGCGGGCCTCCTCTTCCAGAGTGACCGCCGCCCGCACTTTTGCATCCCAATTGAGATCGGTGCGGAGGAAATCGCCTTCGGCACCTTCCACAACCACAAGAGCCTTCGCCGGTTCAAAGAATGTCTGGACGCTGGCTACTGGCCAGAGCCGGGTGAGCAGCCCGGTTACTTCCATTGGTCCGATGAGAAGCGCCAGCAAATCCTTGATGAAATGCAGACAGCAGGAGTTGCCCCATGAGCAAAACAGTCAAAGAACATTTCGATGAATGCCAGCAGGTCAGCGTCGTCATCGACAACGCAAATGCATTGCTGACGAAAACCCGTGACGAACTGATTGTCGCTCGTTCAGCTCTGGAAGACCTTCGCAAGTACCAGCATCCCGAAATGCGGATGGACTGCCCGTATCGCCTTCGGACCCAACGCGACGAAGGCAAGACCACACCTGCGATTGTCATCGATCGTGCGGTCCGTCGCATCAACGAACTGCTGGGAGATCGGGCATGAGCAGCAAACCAGTTTCCGACACCACCGCGCTTGAGCAGCGCATTGAAGGCTCGATCGACAAGCAGGCGATGGCTCTCACCGAGGTATCCAGCACTGTTGGAGGGCTTGAGTTCAAGGACATGGGTCAGGTCATGGAGTTTTCCAAACTCATGTCCGTTGCAAAGCAGGCGGTCCCGAAGCACCTGCGCGGGCAGCCCGGCGCATGTATGGCGGTTTCGCTGCAGGCCCTCAACTGGCGCATGGATCCTTTTGCGGTCGCCAACAAGTCCTACATGGTCAATGACCGCATCGTGTACGAGGCCCAGCTGATACAAGCCGTGATCGAGCAGCGCGCCCCGATCAAGGGCCGCATAAAAGGTCACTACATTGGTGAAGGCGCAAAGCGCCAGTGTGTGCTGCGCTGTGTCTCGGAAGAGGACGGAGAGGAGATCGTCTACACCTCCCCCGAGATTGGCTCCATCACCACCAAGAATTCGCCTTTGTGGAAGTCCGATCCCGACCAGCAGCTTTGGTATTACAGCGCGCGCGCCATGTGCCGTCGCCATTTTCCTGATGTGCTTTTGGGCGTTTACGAAAAGGACGAAATCAAAGACGCACCGGCCATGCGCGACGTGACCCCAGAGCCGAAGCAAGATGGGTTCGCAGCCATGGCGCGCAACGCCCGCCAGCAAGCCGCGCCCACCGAAGACGTCACCCCCGAAGAAGATCCCAACACCCTCGACGGCGAAATTCTCCCCGCCGACGAGGAGGCGGCCCCTGTCGAGCAGGAGAGCCAAGAGTGCGGTGGCACCCCGGAAAGATCGTTTGAATACGACGAGGGGGCCACCGCGTTCCGCCAAGGCAAGGGCGCAAGTGATTGTCCCTATGAGGATGATCACCAGCAGCGCACGGATTGGCTGGCAGGCTGGAATGACGCCTACAACGAGGCCGAGCAGGAAGGCGGTGAGGAATGATTGTCCTCTGGAGCATCAGCTATCTTGTATCGGCAGGATCTGCCTTCGCAGGCTTCATGTATTTGTGGGGCGGCCATAACCGCCCTGCATCGATCCTTCTGGCCATCGCTGTCGCCGCTCTTTTCGTGGCCCACTACCTACGGGGGGCGGCATGACAGGATTTCTCACACCCGAAGAGGCCCGCGGCTACGACTGCCCCACTGCCCGCATCCATGGTGACGGGAAGAGCGGTAAGTGCCGCGCCGATAAATGCATTCTGTGGCGCTGGCTCCCCCTGCCTGCAGAACATCCTCTCTTCCAAAGTGCGGTCAAACGCGAGTGCGCTTGCCTCGCCCAGGAGGAAGCCGAGAAGAGCGGCAAGCCCGCGAAGAACTCTGATCACTACCTGAAAAAGGCTGTCGCAAACGTCGCCAAAAACCCGGCGGGCTTCGGCGTGCCGGATCACGACACCGGATGGTGCGGATTAGGGAGTAAGCCGGAATGAGTGATTTTCCAGATCCATATCGTCCGCATATGCTGCCAAAGGTCCGCTCATCTTTGATTATGTCGACGGCTGAAGCTGCGCCATGCACCTTGCGGATCGCATCTTTCGTCCCAGGGCGCCAATGCTGGGGACGTGATACCACCGTGATCACGCATTTGCCTGTTTGGGGCAAAGGTAAGTCAACGAAATGCACGGACATGGCCGGCGCGTTTGGTTGCGCAGCATGCCATGCGATCATCGACGGGCCTGATAAGGCCGCCCGCGAATACCTGATGAAGAATTACGGATCTGCGATTTTCGAACGGATGCTCAATGGCCTGACCGAGACCCATGCGCTTCTGATCCAGCGTGGCGTGATCATCATCCCCGACGCGCAGTTGATCTGATGGACCACGAGGAATTCAAGCGCCTTTGCCAAGCAAAGCAGAACCGAAAGCGCGCGGAGGACGCGGCACGAAGTTCCTTCCTTGGACGCCATGGCCTCACAATCATCATCGTCACCGTAGCGTTCCTGACGTCAGCGGTGATCCTTTCCCTTATCGCGTGACCGGAGGCCAACATGCCCCACGTCAAGATCGGCAAAGCACCAAACAAATCCCTCCCGTTCTACAAGGACAAAAAGGGGCGTCTCGGCTTCAACCCCCGTCCGGGTGTCCGCATCGACTATGGTGTTTGCTTCGATCGGAAGCGTGGGCATCGGGTATTCTTCAATTACTGCGACACGCCTCACTTCAAGAACACTTGGGGAACCGCCAGCCTCCGGAATTGGGCACGGGATCTGGACACCAAGAACACCGAGCTCCGGCAGTGGCAGGCCATCCTTTTCCAGCAATGCACCCTAGTAGAGACCATGGACGAGAACTGGCGTGCCGCAGGGTGCCCACCAGAGGGCGTGCCTGAGCCTGATCAACCCATTCAGTAGGAAAGGATCCCCATGCCAGTTGAGCGCAAGAACTTTGTCGAGGGGCAGTCCCACCTTCAGCCCCCGGCCCGCCGCCTACCCAAAAAGACCGTCCTCGGGATCGCCCAAAGCCTCAGCATCCGCCGGAAGGACGCCAAGCCCCCCACCATAGACACCCCGCCGTGGGAGAAGGAGCAGACCGATGACTGATTTGACCAAAATCGAATGGACGGACTTCACCGTCAATTTCTGGGAGGGATGCCAGAAGGTAGGCCCCGGCTGCGACCATTGCTATGCGGAGGCAAGAGACACCCGGTTTACCGGCGGCAAGCATTGGGGTCCCGGAGCGCCAAGGAGAAAGGTCAAAGGCGGGATTGCGAAGTTACGCAAGATCAACCGCGATGCAGAGGCATTCCACGCTGCTCACGGTCGCTGGCCGCGTGTGTTTTGTTCCAGCTTGTCAGACGTATTTGACAAAGCTGTAGATCCAGAATGGCGGCGCGAGGCTTGCGCAGAGATTGAAGCCGCAGATAACACCCGTATCCAGATGCTCACCAAGCGGATCGGCAACGTCCTCAAGATGGTACCTGCGACATGGCTGCAGGATGGGTGGCCCTCGCATGTCGGATTGATGATCACAGTTGTTAATCAGGAAGAAGCGAACCGCGATGTTCCAAAATTGCTGGACCTCAAAACGCGGTTTGGCATTCCGTGGGTTGGTCTTTCGATGGAGCCGCTACTTGGGCCGGTAGACATATCGCCCTACATGCTAGGTTGTTATGAGTGCGGGCAAGAATGTGGATTTAGGTCCGGACCAGAAAATCCTCCGGAACAGGAAAAATGCAATTCTTGCGGATTAATAACCAGTCATTTTGGTGAGTTTTGTAGCGAGTGCGGGCACCAAGACTTTTCACACGTATGCCCTGATTGTGAAGCGGTCGCGCACGAATATCATCCAGATACCGAAACCATTGATTGGGTAATCTGCGGCGGCGAGAGCGGGCCCGGCGCCCGTCCGATGCACCCGAATTGGGCGCGGTCCCTGCGCGACCAGTGCAACGCCGCCGGGGTTCCATTTCTGTTCAAACAGTGGGGCGAATGGCACCCTGACGCACTCCTATACACCGACACTGAGGGGAATTGCCCGCCTACCAACATGAAGGTTGGTAAAAAGAAGTCAGGCCGCCTCTTAGATGGTCGCGAGTGGAATGGTGTGCCGGCATGACTGACAAGCCGATCCTATTCAGCGGCCCTATGGTGCAGGCGATCCTGCGCGAGATCCGCGAACCCGGCGCCGGGAAGACCCAGACGCGGCGTGTTTTGAAGACGCAGTCAATTGACGGCTACTCGGCCAACGGAAATTTGGTCGAGTATGAGATGGGCCTGAAGCACGGGCTAGAATTCACGCACATCGTTCATGGACTTTGGCACCCGGAGAGCAATCCGAACGGAAAAAGTGCGTGGTACGTGCCTGTGCCGTTCCGCACGGGTCAGCGCCTGTGGGTGCGGGAGGCCCACTATCTGACTGACGATGGCGAAAACGGGTATGCGGTTTATGCAGCTGAACAAGGTGAAGTTGATGAACACCTTGCCAACATGCAGACCACTATGGCCAGCCACCCGTCGATAGACTGGTCGAAACATCTACGCCTTCGGCCCTCTATCCACATGCCCCGCTGGGCGAGCCGGATCACGCTTGAGGTGACGGACGTGCGGGTCCAGCGCTTGCAGGAGATCAGCGAGGCGGATGCAGTGGCCGAGGGCGTTGAACCCTACTGCGGCATTGACCCAAATTGCAGCGGATATCGCTGGTATGGCGACAGCGCCGAGCGTGGCCGTTGGCTGCGGCCTCGCGATAGCTTCCGCTCCCTCTGGGACAGCCTGAACGCCGAGCGCGCGCCGTGGGCCTCTAACCCGTGGGTCGTGGCCGTTTCGTTTCGCCCCCACCTCACCAACATCGACAAAATGGAGCAGGCAGGATGACCGTCAGCGCCGAAACCGTCGAAGCCCTACACGCCGTCGAGGCAGCATGGGACCACTGCCAATCGGTGTGCGAACACCGGAACCCGAACCGCGACGATGAGGGCCAAGGCCGCATCTGCGAAAACCCCGACAACACCAGCGGCATGGAATGGTGCGACCCCTCGCACTGCCCTCTGCTGGACTTGTCCTAAAAACCCAGGAGGCACGATGCGCGACCTACTGACCCAAGCCGATGCGGTCATTTCTGACTGCGGCAAATACCGGTACCGCCTCACACGACGGTGGGGCGATGGCCCGACTTGCGGGTTTATCATGCTCAACCCCAGCACAGCCGACGCAGAGGCGGACGATCCGACCATTCGTCGCTGCATCAGCTTCGCGAAGCGCGAGGGTTGCGGCGGGTTGGTGGTGGTCAACCTCTACGCTTTCCGGGCGACGAAGCCCGCAGATCTGTGGGCGCTCGATCCAGAAGAGAGGATAGGAGGGCCGCAGGCCGAGATCGAACTTCACCGCGCTATCCGCGATTCTGAGATCATGATCGCGGCATGGGGGGCGGACACGAAGCGCGCTGAACACTGGATTGTTGAGCGCTTCGGATCACAACTGATGTGCCTTGGAAAGACCAAGCAAGGTCAACCTAGGCATCCTCTTTACGTCAAGGGTGATGCGCCACTTATCCCCCTGCGCCCAGCACACACCCCGGAGGCCACATGACCGACCTTGTTTCCCGCCTTCGCCTCACCGCCGAGATCGCCCCAGCCGGGACAAAGACCACACGCCTGGCTCCCGGGGCGCGGCGTTTGCTCAATGAAGCTGCAGCAGAGATTGTGCGGCTACGTGAGAACGAAAAATTCCTGCGCGATTGCCTCGCTGACCGGGGCATGAGCGCCACCAAGCAACTGTCCAACTGACCCCGGAGGCCACCCAATGACCCAAGACACCAGCACAGAGGCGGTGGAGCGCTTGGCAAAGGATTGCGACGATTTTCAGCGCATGCATGACCAAGAAAGCGAGGAGGCGCGTCAGTATTACGATTGCTCGGCTGCGTTACGCGCCCTCGCCGCCGAGCGCGATCAAGCCCTAGCCCGTGAGCGCGCGCTGCTCGACAGCAACAAGAATGAGCGCACGTACCTGATGGAGCGTAACGCGGCAATCGAGGATGCAAAGCGGCTCACCGCCGAGCGCGACACCCTCGCCAAGAAGCTAGACAAGCAATTGTCTGAATTTTCTGCGGCGTGTGACAGAATTTCATTCCTGCGACAGCAACTGGCAGAGGCGCGGAATGCGGCGCTGAAGGAGGCTACATCCGAAATCAAGAAACATATCCCGAAACTTGTAGGCGGGATATTCGGGCACACGAATAGCGTGATTTGCGCGATGCAGGATTGCTTGGCCTATGTTGAAGCCCTCAAGTCCGAGATAAATTCGCGGCCAAAGTCAAAAGCCGTACCGTTGAGCGCACCTGTAGAAGTCTGTGGGATCTGCGACATTGCCGGTTGCCACCACACCCGCGAACTAAATGAAAAGATGCCGAACGAAATCGCAGCATGGCCGGAATTTCCGGACGGCTGCGTGACAGGCAGTTGGTCTGCCAACCAGCACCATCAGGACGCGGTTGCCTATGTTCGGAAAGAGCCAGCCCCGCGCCAGAGCGTGCAGGAGGCGGCTAAGGTGCTGCTGGAGTGGCTGCATTGCGGACCGGAAGACGTGCCTGCTAAAGATTTCCTCAAGTTCTTCAACGCGCTCACGAAGACTGAAGGCGACATCTTTGACCGAGCGTGTGCTGCCCTCCGCGCCCTCGCACAGGAGACATGACATGCCAGTGCAGCAGCTTTTCGTGAAGGAATCCGACATAGCCAAAATGCTCGGCCATGACGTCAAGTGGCTGCGCTCGAACAGTGAAACCTTGGAACGCCAGTACGGCTTTCCAAAGATTGATCCCGCGATCGGCATGCGCCATCGTGAGGCGGTTGAGGAATGGGCGCGTGAACGCAACGCAAGAACAGCGAAGGCGCGCTCCGAGCGGTTGAAGGAAACCAACCATACGGAGAACCACGATGCGTTTTAGAGACTCGCTCTGGGACGACAGCGAACCGGACTATGCGCCGTTCCTGAAGTACCGGAAAGACCGGGACCGCTATTTCTGGCGGCCAAGCAAAAAGTACCTAGAGGCCGGTTACAAAATCAAAACCTACGACCTTGGCGGGTCGCAGGACGATGGCCTCGACCTAGAGCGTGCAGCGCACTGCCGCGCCCTCACCCGCGAAATGCTGGACTGGTTTGACGGTGAGGCCAAAGGCCGGAAAGCGGGCACATGGGGGTGGCTAATTGGCCGTTACCTGTCCGACGAGTTCAGCTCGTTCCATGACGTATTACCGCAAACTCAGGACAAGTATCGCCAGATGATGGGATACATCGAGAAGGCTATTGGCAATGTCCTCATCGAGGACACTGACTTTGAGCGTATCATGCGCTGGAAAAAATCCATGTTGGATAAGGGCCGCTCCACCCACTACATCAAGAAATGGTTCACCCACTGGCGCTTGATCGTGTCGCATGGGATCAAGATCGGCAACGACCATTGTTCCAAGGTGAAGGCCATCCGGGAGGAAGTACGGATCCAGAACCCTCCCCGTCGATCGAACTTCGCCACCCGTGAACAGATTGACGCGATTGTCACTGAAGCAGATCGAACCGGTCGCCATCACCTTTCCTTGGCCATTCTCATGCGGTTTGAATTTATTCTGCGTGGGGTCGATGTGCACGGCCAATGGGTCAAAGCCGATACCCAGCAAGGCGGCGTTCGCGATGGAGGGCAGATATGGGTCGACGGTTTGACGTGGGATATGTTTGATCGAGAAGTGACGCAGTTCACGAAGGTCATCAGCAAGACCCGCAAGAGCCTGACTGAACCTTACACCTTCAGCCTGGAACACACCCCGGATATCCGGCGGCGGCTTCTAGCTATTCCAAGGGATCAGCGCACCGGACCCGTCATCACACTGACAAATGGGAAGCCACCCAAAAACGGCGTTCTGTCTCGCGGCTTCAAAGAGATCCTGCGGGCGGTGAACAAGTACCGCGCGAAATCAGGCCTCGAGCCATTCCCTGACGAATTGCAGATCCGAGATACGCGCGCCGGTGGCATTACAGAGGCAAAGTCTTTGGTAGATCCCACTACACTCCAGCACGCGGCCCAGCACACCCAAGGCAACACCACCGCGATCTATACTCGCGACCGTTCTGGTGCGGCTAACAATGTTGTGGAGATTCGTGCCAAGCGAGGTTGA